CGTTTTGGGCTTGGTCAAGGGCCAACAAGCACCCCGTAAGGCCACGTTCTATACGTTCCAAGGGCCTATCGTCACGGGCGATGGTGGTGGTGTTACTGCTACCGATCCGTCTCAGGTGACTGTTCGGGTGAATGGAACCCAGGTGATTCCAACGGCTGTAGATGGTGCCAATCGGGCAGTAACCCTCTCAGTGGCTCCGGCCCCGGGATCGGTTGTGTCCATCACCTACTACTTCAACACCTGGCAGGATACGTTTGATTACTTGCCCAACGTTGGAGTTTCTCAGGTGACCTCCTGCGGGGATAGCCCCGGGTCTTCATCTTACATTCAAGGGGCTGATTTCGTTCTCCAGAATGACACCATTGTCTGGGGTACCGCAGTCACAACCGAAAGTGGGGTTCATACCAGCGGGTCTACCTATTTCGGGACCGAGCAGATTTCCACCCTCCTGGTAGACAACCGGACTTTCATGTCTGAATGCTCTGCTGTAGTGGTGACGGGGGCAGCGAGTCTGACCACATTCCAGCTGCCGTTCGATCCGACTCTTGGGAATGGCCGTGATACTCCGTTGGGGCAGTCTTTGTTCCAGACGGTGTCCAACTCCCGTATTGACCTCCCTGTCAACCGGCCGGACGTGGTGTGGGCATACTGGGGATGGGATGCTCAGGATGCTCTCGAACGTGGTCGGGTGGGGGTGCTCAAAGTCGAAGGCAATGTCGTCACCTTGGCAGAAGCCATCCCAGTGGGTGCTCGGGTTTTCGCGACCTTCTACTACAGCACCCTGACCGATGAAGATTTCTCCCTGACCTGTGTGGTTCCGGGGGCCTCGGGTGTTGGGACCTACACGGTCACGAAGTCTGATGGTTCCGCCGTGTTTGGTCCGACTTTCTCTACAACGTCCAAGGGTCCATCCCTCAATGGAGTCACCATCGAGTTCCCTTCGGGATCCGAATTGACTCCGGATGTACATTTCGAGGGTCTTAGCGGGGCCTATTTCACCGGTCCTGTTCAGGAAGTGGCGTCCGTGGAATTCGCCACTCGTCAAGCCACTCCCGCTCGGTTCACCTCACCTGGAGCTGGCCCTTACGAGTTCATCAATGGGAGTTCGGATCATCTCAGAACGGTTGTCCACACGCAGGATATCGGGGCCGGAGGTTTGGACCTTGACAATCCCTCCGATTTCAACGGTGGGTTCTTTGCATCCGTTGTGGGAAACGAGGTTGAGTATCCCAATGGTCAGGATTTTGATGTTCCGTTGGGATCGCATGAAGAGATCCTGTTGACCGTCGACAACGTAGACATCCTGGCCAAGACCGATGAAAATCTGACGGATGCCGATATCGGTGTATTTGCCACGGCAATCAATGCGGCTGCTTCTGGCCAGCAAGGCGTAGCAGTTGCCGGTGGCGCCGCGACAATTACCCTCGCAGCTGCGTCTCGTTCCAACCTCGATGATCGATACATCGGGTGGAGGGTGGTTGTAGGGAACGGGGCTGCCGTGGCCACGGCGGGGCAGATGCGGACGGTAACGGATTATGTCGGGGGCGCCGGAATTGCCACTGTGGATTCCGACTGGGATGTGGGTCCTATTCAGGCGCCAGATCCATATTACATTTACGATCCGAATGCTCGGGCAGCCATTGCTGGTACAACCGTATTCTCGGGTCCTGTGACGTTGGCCGCAGGCAAACATGAACATCTTCAACTCATCTATCACGGGGACAATTCCGGACTCGCGACTTTGGAATTCGTGGTATCCGATCCCGCCGCGGTTGCAACGGCAACAATCACGGTGGATCCTGCTGTAACTGGTGGTGATAGTGTCACCATTGGCGGATCGGGACCGGGTGCTGGTCCAGCTGTTGTGTTCGATTATGCTGCTGTACCCGACCCGGCGAACCGGAAATTCAGCGATGCAGCAACGTTGGCTGCATCCATTACTGATCCGGCGGTGCAACCTTTGCTGGTGGCAGCCTTTGGATACCCGAAATCTCTTCCGGCAGAAACCATCTCTGCGGTTGCGGTCGGAACCGTTGTGACCATCACGTACAGCGTGGTGGGTTGGCACGGGGTTCAGACGACTTTGGCCAAGGGTGGCGATCCCGCGCACATCACTCTGTCGGGGGCGTCTCTTGGGTTCACGGCAGCCGAGTACCAATTCGCGTCTGTAACCACTTTGGCGACGGCTGTTCAGGCCGCGGTGGACATTGCTGTGGTGGACGCCTGCGATACGGCTGGTGGCAATCCCGATTTCCTTGGTTTGGCCATCGAATGCGATGCCAATGCCAACAACCAACTCGAATTCCGGATCCAGCTGCCGGGGGTGGACTCCGCCGGATACATCCAGTTTCTGGATTCGACGGGCACTCCGGATGACGATTTCGCCATCCTCGCCGGGTTGGACACCGCTGCATCTGAAGCTCTCGGTCAGGCGGCCTTGCTTCAAGGGCCGATCGCCAAGACTTACGAATGCCCGGCTAGTGGATCGGCCAAGCCCTATGACCGGTTGATTCTCCGCAACCGAATTCTGCCCGGTGGTGGCCCGAATAGCAGCATGAATGCTGCCGCGGTCGTAGCCCAGACGGGTTTGGCGGTTCAGGCCGCATCCTCTCTGTCTGGACTCGATATCGGGATGTTCGGTTTGGCAGAACGTACTGCCACGGTAAAAGCAGCGACCCTGACAAGTCGGGTGTCCTTGGCCGGCGGATTTGATGCCAATGCCGAAGTGCAACTCACGTTCTATGATGGTACGGGAACCAAGGCAGCCAACAACACCTTCTCGTTTGTGTTGGATGGCTACGCTGTCACGGTTACTTTCGATTCGATCAGCACGGGAACGACTCGGGCGTTGGGTCCGACCTCGGTGGGTGGCCACACCACAGTTCTCGATCAGATCCAGGATGCCCTGGCCGCTGTTCCCGGGACTCCTTTTGGGGACCGTGCCACTGTGTATGCGGCAGAATTGATCCGGCAAGAAGGCTGCGGGATCCGCATTATCGGAGCAGCCTATGACACGACGGCTGAAGTGACCATCGGTTCGGGCAATGCCAACGCCACATTGGGATTCTCGGCCGGACAGACTTCAGGCCGTTCCCCGGTTGAAGCCAAGGTTTTGGCCTCGGCCCTCAATGCCAACCGGGATTCCACGAGTTTGCTTTTTTACATGACCGATTTCACCTCGGAGGATCCCGGGGTCAAGTTTGCCAAGTATGGATTCGCGACGACTGAACTCGATGCCACCGGACTGGAATACCTGTACATCCAGGACGCTCCGACCCTGACCACGGGATTGGGCGCGGCCTCGACGTTGGAATTCCTGGATGCTTCGGCGGCCAATGCCCTCAATTACGGGACTCAATTGGGCATTCTCGATGGGGATGGGGCTACGGGCGAACCTGCTCTCAACGGATTTTTCGTCACGTCGAACAATCCGGCGGGATCCGGTTCTGTCAACACCTCCGTTCTCAATGATGGATTGGGCCAGGACGGCATCGTGGGACAGACCTATCGGGATGATGTCACCGGATTGACTTTTACTGTCCTTCCCCGTGGATTCCATGACAACCCCACGGGTCCCTGGATCGCGTACCCGACAGGGGGTAATGCGACGTTCCGGTTTGACGTGAACAGCACGCTCAGGACCAATGTCAACATCCCGGTCAATGTCATCAATGGTGTCGAACTGAAGGTTTCGAACACCGTTGGGGTCACTGTCGGGGATACCGCAGTGGTTTCAACTCATGAGCGTGGTGGAAACGAACCGGGTATCGGGGATCTGTATTATGTCACCTACTACTACGTGAAAGAGGATTTCACCACTGCTTTCTACCGGAATTTCAATGTCATCGAGCAGAACTTTGGGCCGATCAACCCGGACAATCCTTTGTCGTTGGCTGCCTATCTGGCTATCACCAACGGAGCAGTGGTGGTCGGATTGAAACAGGTTCCTCGGGAGGCAGATTCCATCTATGGGTCCCTGACGAGTTACCGGGATGCCATCACTGAGTTGGAAGGGGTTCTTCCCGGTCAGGTGCAGCCGGACATGATCACCCCTCTTCGTGGGGACTCGACGCAATTGTTCCAGGTTCTCAAGAAGTCCAATGATATCCAATCGAGTCCTCGGTATCGGGCGGAACGGACCTCGATCATCGGTCTCGCGGCCGGAACTCTTCCGGTAGCCGCTGGGAATCTGGCCCAGACTTTGATGCACAACCGTATGCGGTTGGTCTATCCGGATCAGGCGGTGGTGTCACTCCAGGACAACGCGGGGAATACGTCAGATTACTTGATTGATGGCCCTTACATCGCGGCGGCCCTCACCGGCTCCGTGTGTTCCCCGAACGTCGATGTTGCAACTCCGTGGACTGGCCGGCGTCTTGTTGGATTCACTCAACTGGGTCGTAGACTCGATGCGGTTGAACAGAACCAACTGGCAATCAAAGGTGTCACCATCCTCGAAGACCAACCCCCCTTCCTGCGAGTTCGTCACGGTTTGACCACGGATATCACCGGGGCAACCACAGATGGCAACATTTTGTTGGGTAAACTGCCGACCATCCGTCTGATTGCAGACGAGGTGCAACGCCAGACTCGAAACGTTCTTGAGAAGTTCATTGGGGTCAAGTTCATCCCCAGTATCCTTTCCCAGATCGAAGGACAACTGGCGGCTCTGCTGCGGTCTCTCGTGGCGGCGCAGATCATCACAGCGTACACGGGCGTCAAAGCCGCTATGTCTGCCACAGATCCCACAACTGCGGAGATCTCGGCCTGGTATTCTCCGGTTTTCCCTCTTGATTACATCGAGGTCAAGTTCAGGGTCCGTAGCAGCCTTTAGCCAATAGATCCTGGTACTTACGCATCACCAAGAAATCCCAGACATTTTGAGATTGGGGTTCGGTATTTCCATTATACACTTTTCCTTTGTAGGACCTGCCTGTGGAGGCACAAATGTCTTTTGATTTGAAGAACGCCATGTTTGCATCAGTCGGCAAGTACAATCGGGATCAAGGAAAGCACGCCCACATGGTGTCACACCTAGAAAAACTTTGGGGTCCGACGATTCGTACTGCGACAACTATTACGGTGGGACCTCAGACGAATTTCAAGAATCTTCTGGAACAGGGATTCGTAATTCCCCTGCAGGAATTCCTCACAGATCAGTTGGGACCTTTGGTATGGCAAATTCGGCCGTTGGAAGATTATTTTGGGGTGAGTGGCGAAGCCCTTTCTGGCTCGGGTCTTTACTTTGAAGTTTATATCACAGGCAAAGAGTTCAGAACCATTACCCTACGTTTTCTGGGTGAAAACCAATCACGTAAGGAAATCCGGATGCCTTTTCGTTGGGAACAACCTTTGTCCAGGATTTTTCTCCTGATTGGAGACAAGCTGAAAATCTTATGGTTTGAGGAGGATACCACTTCTGGGTGAAAACCAATCACGTAAGGAAATCCGGATGCCTTTTCGTTGGGAACAACCTTTGTCCAGGATTTGTCTCCTGATTGGAGACAAGCTAAAATATCTTATGGTTTGAGAAGGATACCACATGGCACAGCAGATCGAAAAACTTTGGGGTCCAGTGATCAAGGTGGCGAACAACGTAATGATCCCGATGACGAGTTCGACCACGTTTGGGGACATCTTGGAAACGACGTTTTCTACGCCACTCCGGGATGCTTTGACGAAAGCTTTGGCAAATTTCGGATGGGTGTTCGAAGAGGAACTGGCCAATGATAATCACGGGGTGTACGGGTGGCGGGACTCCGCGGAGGGTGAAGAACGGTATGAACTTGAGGTCCTTCTCTCCAAGGACTTCAAGGTCATCAATATCAAGTACACTGAACCCACCAAGTCTCCCGTATCCAGCTCCATTCCATTCCTTGCCACTATTCGTCAGCCCCTGCTCCGTCTATTCTCTTTGATCGTGGGCAAGATTCCGAGGGGTGCTTTCGAGCCTGTTCCTATACCTGAAGAAGATGATGAGGAAATTCTCGATGTCTGATGCTGCACACCGGGTTGCGAACCATTGGGTAAAATGTGCGGGAAGAAACCTTCGGGAACAACTCAAAAGTATTTCAGATCGGGCGGCCCAAGCGGCGTTACAGACTCAACGTGTTGGCACGATGGCTCTTGAGGAACGTCTGAAACGAGCCCTGGAAAATCGTGGTGGATTCATTGTCCGAAAATTGGAATTCAGGTGGATCAGGGGGATCGTGTACATCGATATTATGATTGTGGTTCCCGATGCGTTAGGGAAATCGGGGGCCGAGGATTTGCTGACGGAGATTTTAGGGGGGACTTACCCCTACCGGGTCATTGGACGATTGGATTCTGCTCATTCTGAGCTTTGGGGATATGCGGGCAAGGCAGTAGAATAACAGCGGGTGACCGGTTCCGGAGGGATGGGGGATCCCTCCGGAACCGGCCCGTTCTTGCATCAGTGCGCCGCGGCGGTCGGCTCGGCCTTCCGCTTCGTGACCTTGCCGGTCTTCTTCGCGGCCTCGAGGCGCTCCACGGCGGCCTTCTTCGCGGCGTTGGACGGCTTCTTGCCCTTCGGGATCAGGTCCGAGATGTCCACGCCGGCTCCCTGCGCATCCGCCCACAGCAGGCTGGCGGACGGCAGATCCGACTTGCGGCGCGGCACCCGCCCCTCCTTGCCGTTCCGCGGCTGGGTGAGGACCTCCACCGCCACCTCGCCATCTTCCGACACGATCAGCCGGGCCACGCCCGTCATCCCCTTCTGCCGGGCGAGACCATCCGCGATGGTCTGGTACACCGGCCCCTTCAGGCTGTCGTCCACCGCCTTCTGAGCGGCAGCGTGCGCTGCCGCCGTCTCCTGGAGACGCTTGATCATCGCGTCATCGATCTCGGGCAGCACGTTCTGAGGCACTGCGAATGCGAACACCTTGCGATCCATCATTTCTGAACCTCCGTTTTTTGGCCTTTTTTCACCCGGGAATCCATATTCCCGGAAACCAGGGACAATGATAGTGTCATTTTTCTGAATTGCAACTGTTTCTCACGAACTTTTTGCAATCTTGGGAGAAAAGTTTGCGAGTTGACCCATTTGACACTGACCTCTTGACAGTGGATGACAGCATGGGTATAGTTGGAAGGTTGGGAGGTATCCCGATGACGATGAACCAGTTGAGTGAAGCGAGTGGGTTGACACCCCGAACTATCCGATACTACGTGGCCAACGGGTTGTTACCCACCCCGAAACGAGGGACAAAATCCCCGTATTCTAAAGAACATCTCGATGTCATTCGGAAGATCAAGGAGTGGCAGTTTGGGGGGAAATCGTTGGACGAGATCCGATTTCTGTTGTGTCAACCCCCGGCAGCAGAACCCCCCAAAGAGATTCCCATGCCCGAGTCGGAGACATGGGAGCAGCACCGGTTGGCAGACGATGTGGTCGTACAGGTGAAAGCAGGGCTCCCCATGGAGCGGTCATTGCGGGTAGCTCAGGCCATGAAAGGGTTTTTCATGGCCCTGAGGGACGAATAGAGAACAACCCATCGGAGGTCGTCATGTTGGGATCGTATGGTTTGACCTTTTCTTCGGAGTCTTGCAGCAGAGGGAACACTCTGGTGAATGCTGCCACGGGTGAAGATTTGCCCTTGGCCATGCAACATCTGTCTCTGTCTGGCCAGGTTTCCCCTGCCGGGGCACTTCTTCGGGCGACACACCAGTTCAAATGCGCTGGTGCCCAACCCATGGAGGCTCTTTACATTTTCATGCTTCCCCGGGGAGCCATCCTTCGCAGATTCATTGTCAAAGGGGACGGTTTCGAGGTGGAATCCAAGCTCAGCCCCCGCGAGGAAGCCCGAAAAGAGTACGAGGCCGGAGTGGGAGACGGGCATCTTTCGACTTTGGCTGAGATGAACTCCGATGGGATGGTCTCGCTGGCCGTTGGGCAGGTTCAGCCGGATGAGATCATTACTGTCATCGTGGAACTGGTTGCCGGTGTTGACGTGTCGGATGGCCATTACCGTTTCCGATTCCCGTTTACATTGGCCCCCAGTTACCACGCTCAGGCCAAAATGACATCCACGGGGACTGGTGGCAAAGTAGAATTGCCTTCATCCGTGTTCGGGGATTTGGTACTTCCCGAATGGACGAAGGACACAGAGAATCTGCATTCGGTGTCTTTCAAGATTCAGGTGGATGCAGGAGGACCTCTCGACTCCGTGGCTTCTCCTTCGCATCGCATTCTGGTTCGTCCTGGGGCTGATGGATCGGCCGAAGTCGAGTTGTCAGCCCTAGGGGACACGCCGAACCGGGATCTCGTCCTCGATGTGGCCGCCAAGTCCATCGAACCCGTGGTATTCGCGGATCAGAAGCTGGTCAATCAGACCACAGAAGCGGGTGATCCCAACATATCGGTTTTGGCTCCGAGATGGACAGCCGTCATTCCGTCGTTGTCTTTGCCCAAGGCGGCAAATAGACCCCGGGAGGTATGTTTCGTGCTGGACCGGTCGGGGTCGATGGCCGGCGACCCTCTCGAACGGGCCAAGGTAGCATTGAAAGCATGCCTATCGGCTCTTTCGCCTGCGGATAAGGTGGGGTTCGTTCATTTTGGCAGTGACGCCGTGCGATTCGACAAAACTCTCTGCCTGGTGACGGATGCAAATCGCAAACGGGCTCAGAAGTGGATCGATGAGATCTACGCGGACGGCGGGACTGAGCTGGCGCCTGCTCTTGGGGAGGCAGTCGAGATCCTCGAAACACCCGGCAAAGACGTGTTTGTGTTGACCGACGGTCAGGTGTTTGAAACGGGGCCGATCATCGAACAATGCGCCGCGGCGGGGACCCGGATTCATGTCCTTGGGATTGGATCGGCATCTCAGGACCGGTTCCTAGCGTCTCTGGCACGTCGTACTGGCGGGGTTGAACGGATGGTCGGTGTGACCGAAGATGTGGCTGCCGCGGCCCTGGGCATGTTCAATGCCATTCGGCAACCGGTCCAGACGGACGTGAAAGCCACTGTCGAGATGGATGGTGGGGCCCAGGTGCAGGAACACGATATCGGAACCGTGTGGGAGGGCAAGAGCCTGCTCATCACCGACAACGGCCAATCCGGGGAGTTCCGGCCCATTCGGGTCAACCTGTCATGGGCTCCTGGGCAGGACATCGTGGTTGATCTCCCGAATCCCCGACCAACTCCGAATGGACTCTCCGCCATGCTGTGGGCTGGCCATAAGGTCGAGGACCTTGAGTCCCAATTGGACATGTCGATAGCGGGGCCGGCGGCCGAGGCCATCGAAGGTGAACTCCGGACAATTTCGACCGACTACGGACTTGCGAGCCGGGTGATGTCTCTGTGTGCTGTCGTGAAACGACCGGGGGACAAGCCCGGGGAAATGACCCAGCAAATCGTTCCGGTGGGGATGCCGGAAGGCATGGGGAACGTTTTCGCCCCTGCTATCTCTGCGGCATTCGTCGCGACATTGGGTGGCTTCTCTTCTTACAATTCTCCTGGGTTGTGTTGTTCTATGGGCACTGGCAGTAACCACAGCACCCCGACTTTCACGTCTTATCTGGTCAGCAATCAGGCCTCGGGTTCGTGGGAAAGTCGGTCCTTTGGTCTGGTCGAAAGAGAGGACGCCCCCATCAGACCCGGGTCCTATGCAATTCGTGGGCTCTCTTGTCAGGGCGCGCAGCCACGAAAGAAACGTATTGGATTCGCAGCCCCGGTGTTCGATCTGTTCACCGAACTGGGCAAACTCGAATCTGATGGTGGTCTCCCTGGAAAGACCCCGGAGGATCGATTCGTTCAAACGATCCTTCTGGTCCTGGTGACCCTGGCGGCTGAAACCGAGAACACCGGTTCGCCCCTGTTCCGATCTCACCTTAATCGCATGGTCGGATTCATCACCGGCCAGGAGAAAGTTTTCAAGGGACACGAGGGCCTCATCCAGAAGGTGTTGGCCGCAGGAAGTGTTCCTGGTGATTGGCAGAAAGAGTACACCGGATACAAGGGTCATTCGGACAAGGTGTGGAAAGCCCTGGAATCCGCGTTCGGTGTCTGATTTCTCACTCCTTCGATAGATCGCCTATATCTGTTGAGTAGTGTGACCCCGGTTCGTTGTTTTGGGAGGTTCACACTATGGCGAACACGGACAATGGCCCTCAGGCTGGTGTGGGCGGCACTTCGTACATGTACGAGTTCGGTACGAGTCCAAACACCCGGACGGCTGTCAACCAGAAGGTGCGAATCCTGGCCCCCCATTATGGGAACAACCAGGCGTTGTATCAGGTGGGAGTTCTCTCTTCCTTCGGACCGTCCGAGAACCGAACGATCGATGAAGTTCGTGGGATCGGGTTCGGGGACAAGATTGCCGAACTCGTCCCTTCGATCACCAACGCGGCGGGTGGGACTTTCGAGAAAGCTCTCGTTTACCTTTGCAACATTTGGCAAGCAACGGGTTACGCCTCTGGTGTAGACGGGCCCGTACGGTCATTGTCGCATCATCGCTGGCCTTTCGATCTTGAGATGCAATTGGTTTTCTCCTCCCTGGCCGATTGGGACCTGGTTGGACGAGACAAGGCCAATGTCGGGGCAGATAACGCGCCCGGCACGTTCAACGGTGGGGTGAAGCGGGTTACTTACGGTCAGGTAACCGATGATATGGCCAAGGGTGATTACCCGGGTGGCGCGCCTGGAAAGCAGCCAGGACATTCTGCAGTCATTACCATTTGTGAGGCCTGTTGGTTCGAATCCTGGTCTTTGAACCTCACCAAAGATGCGGGCGCAATCATGGAGCAAGGCAACGTCAAAATCACGGCCATGCACGATTACGCCTCGATGTATGGAGAGTTCCTGGCTACTGGTAACGATCCGACCATCGGGCAATTGGGTTCCATTCGGTTCGCCAAGGGTGATGGGGCTACTTACGCGAGTTCTGTGGGCGGGCCGGCCGCGCTGGGTGGTTCTCAGCGGTTTACCGCCTAATCGGTCGGTAGAGTGATACATCCGGGAACGGCTGGTTGCCGGGAAAATGAAAGCACAAGAAGAACGTAGAGATTCTTTGCAGGTTCTGGTCCTTCGCATCTTTTGAGAGATGGGGATGGTTAGACCCAGATGAAACCGGATAGCAAGAACGAACCTTTCTTGTGCTGTTGAAAGCAACCTGAGCCGTTCCCTCTGAGGAGGGAACGATGGACATTACGTTTGATCTTCTTGAGCGCATCTTGGCTCCTATCGAGGATCTTGGCCGGGATGAAGTGACCATCCCTGTCGGGGACACCACTGTAACTCTCAAAGTCATTCTTCCCGAACAGGAGAACGAATCCCAACGGGCGGCGTCGGCGTCCGGAGTAGCCTCGGAGTCAGAAGAGAAAGAGGACACGTCCGAGGTCGCTGGGGTCACTAAGATGGTGGACTACATCCAGCGATTGGAAGTGGAAGTTCTTTCTCGGGCGATTGTTGCCGTTGGGGACACCGATTTTCGGGCTGTCAAGTATGTCGAGACCGACGAGACTTTGGGGGATGGTCAGAAGGTCAGGATCCCGCTGCATGCGGCATTGAAGAAGTTCGTTTTGCGTTGGGCCGGGCCAGTGCGAACCCGGATCTATCAGAACTACCATGAACTCCTTACACAAGTGGAACGCAAAGCAGAAGAGAGGATCAAGTATGACCCCTCGGATGTCACGACCGAGCTTGAGAGGGCCAAAGCCCGGGTTACAAGATTGGAAAAAGAACTCGAGCGGCGAAAGAATCCGTCGCTTTCCAGCGTGGTGGGGTCTCAAATCCATGCAATTGCACAGGGGGAACTGACCCGAGAGTCTGAACCTGAAGAAGAATCCAAACCCCCCACTCCCGAGCCCGTAACACCACCGGCAGGCCGGCCGGTAATGGCCCCGCCTCCGGTTCAACGGGTGACACCACAGACCCCGAAACCGGTTGTTGCCCAACCCCATGATGATCTGGGGGATGTCGAAGATTCGTTTGCATCTCCGGATGACATGGGCGCCGCAGTTGAGGCCGAGAACCGGAGACTTTTGGTGGATCGTCGCCGGATCGAAGCGGGTCTCCCACCGATGGCCTCTTCGGTTTCATCGGGGATCGATCATCTCCGGGAGGTCTATGGACATCGGAGACCCCCACATGCCGGAGCTGCCGAGGCCGCGGCCGAGGTGTTCACGGAGCCCGATCTTCCCACTGAACCTCCGGTTACGGGACAAGTCGAGGTCCTGACACGACGGCAGGAGAGACCACCAACGCATGTCCAAGTGGATGGACCCGCTAAGGGATCCCGGAATCCTCGTTTCAACCCTCCGAAGAGGGTGCCGTGACGGAGGGATATGGTTCTCCCAAACACGACACCCGAACAAAGATCCCCGTTCTATGCGGACGTGGAATCTCTCATATCAGTCGGTTTTCTTAGCCATCCTGTAGAAGTCCAAGGTATCCCCATGAATCTCAGATCTCTCAGTCCGGGGGATCTATTCCTTCTTCGGACTCGAGTCGGGAATGCCGGAACGGATATTCGATGGCAGGCTTGGACTGTGGCTTCTTCCATCTGGATGCTGGATGGCTATGTGATTCTTGGGGATACCCACGTAACGGCAGAATTGTATCATCGGATCCTTCGAGTGCCGAAATCCGTTCTCGAAACCATGTTCTATGTGGCTTTGGGACTCCACAAGAGACAATCCCAGGCAATGGAAGCCGTGGAGTCCTATTGTTTCGAGAGTACATCTCGGTTTCGATGGACAGCATTCAAGAATGGGCCTGTTAGTTCTCATGCTGGTATCCCCGGGGCCGAGAAGCTCGGGCTGAACTCCGTTCAACAGATGTGGGCGGTTTACAACGAAATCGAGGACATTCGCAACAGGGAGGAGTCGCTTTGGGAAGGGCTGAAATTGGTGGCTTCGGCATCGGCCCCCAAGGGAGTGAAGCAACTCGATGCTGCTGACAAGCGGCGGCGGGCTGCAGATCGGGATCGTCGGCAGTCGTTGATGGATAAGTTCTATTACACCCAGATTGGATACCTTCTTGAAGGGAAAGCCCCGAAGGATGGGCCTCAGTTCATTCAGCAGTCCAAGACAGTCGAGGATCTCGAAAAGGAGATGTATGACTGGGTTGTTGGGAACGAAGACTGGCATGACAAGATCATCAACGCATACAAGAGGGAAGTCGTAGCCAAGTTCGAGAAGGAAAAGGCAGAAGCCAGGGCCAGAGCTGAAGCGTTGGCCAAGGCTGAAAAAGAGGAGTCCGGGGGGTCTCCGCCATTGGTTGGTTATGCGCCGGATGTCCTGATGGCGATGCTTCGGGAGCGTGATCAGGGCCGTGGTGGGACTCGGATGATTTACGATGATCCTCAACGCGAATCCGTCTATCGGAAATACGTCATAGGACAGCCTGATTCCGGGCGTCTTCGTGCCGTTGGAGGCAGATTGGTCGTAACCGATGGGCCGAGTCCTACGGGTGAACCTGAACCCACGGACGAACCGGTGATGCCTGAGATGGAGTACTAATCGATGGCTAAGGGTCGAAGATCAGCAGGTAGGGGGGCGGGTGGTGGGGAAGGTCTGCTCGAATTAGCTGCCTCTTTCAAGCTGGATTTCAAGGAAGCCCAAGAGGACATTGAGGATTTCCAAAACAAGTTGAAGAAAGGTTTCTCCGACGCCGTAGCTGCCAGCATGGCGTTGGGCCCAAAACGCAACACAAAAATTCATGACGACATCAAAGAATTGGGACAGGCGCTCCAAAAAGCTTATGCCGAGTTTCAATCATCCGAAACCAAGGCTCAAGAGACCTTCATTTCGGATACGGAAAGGGCTCAACGACAGGCAGATGTCCGCATAGCCAAGGGGAGATATGGGGATCTCAAGAAACGCTGGGACGACGAGATGCGGATCGTTGATCGGCGCAAGAAAGCCGAAGAAGAAGCCGCCGAACGTCTCAACGGACAGCTCTCCCAAGCGACTCAGACCTTCGGGGAAGGGATGCACGGCGTGTTCCAGGACATCATGTCCAAGGATGTCGGGAACCTGGCCGGACTTTTCAGCAAATTGGCCAAAGCCAGTCAAACAGCGTCTCACAAAGCACAAGAAGCGGCCCAAGGACGTGAAGGCAAATCCGGCGATCTCATGAAAGGGTTGGGATCCTTCCTCGCCAAGATCGGACCTACCCTTGCCGCCATTGCCGCGGTCGCTGCTGGATTCGCGGCTGTGATCAAGATCCTGATTGATGCGGATGCCCAGGCCAAGGATTTCAACCGGACGCTCATGGAAAGTGGAGTGGCCGGGGGAGGTTTGAGTTCCACCCTGGGGGGCATGGAGGAAACCCTACGTAAAACTCGAGATCTGTTCATGAATCACCCACTGTACAATTTCAAATGGGGGGTCACGCCCAAGGATTTAGCCAAGATTCAAGGGGAATTCGAAGAAGTTGGTATGGCGTTCGGGGAGTACACCCAGAAAGTCGAGAAAGCCAAGACCGACCAAGATGCACTTGGCAAAGCTATTGAGTCGACCCTTACGTATTCCAAGTTGTTCAACATGTCCACGTCAGAGATTGCCAAGCAGTACAACACTTACATGGAAGACCTTGGAATGACCGTGGGGATCATCTCCGAACGTTTCAGTGAGCTACTGTCGGTGGCCCGGGAGTCGGGGTTCGGGGTCAAGAGGTTCTTCTCGATGATATCTCAGGCGACATCTGGCATGACCCTTTACAACGTACGGATTGCGGAAGCGGTCAGTTTGCTCGATGCTTTCGCCAAGGCCGTAGGGAAGGAAAAGGCCGGGGAGTTGTTGAAAACCGTGAACGAACAATTCCGAGATATGGATCCCTCAGAACGCATCAAGCGCGTCAAGTTGATGGGTGAAAAATATGCTAAAAAGACTCTTCAGACGGATACTCAGAAAATGGCTGCTAGTGTGCTCGAAAGCATCAAAGGGGTCATGGCCACTCCGAAAGGAGCTGGTCTGAAACCGATTTTGGAAGAAATGTTCCGGGGGGACAAATTCGGGGGTTACGCCAAAGTTATGTCCAGTCCCGAGAATTTCAACAAGGCCGTGGGCCAAATGGATGAGGGGGAATTGGCCAAGTTCAATATGGCTATCGGGGCATACAATGAAGATCTCGTTCATGTAGCGCGTAGTTTCGAATTGTACAGCAAAGCCGTCGCAGGGGGAAATTTGCAAGGTGCTTTGCCCTATGCGGGTTTCCAGGCCAATACCAAAATGGCATTGGGAGCCTTACAGACATTGTTCAAAGGCAGGAGTATTGGTCAGATCGATTTGGCTCGTGATAAAGGTGAAAGTGAGAAAGCGGCCGAAATGGTTTTGAATATAGGTCCTGGACGTTTTAGGGAATTATTCAATTTGGATCGTCAATACATAGATGCACATCTGACGCTCATGGATGAAGCCACTAAGATATCGAAAGCTGCCCCCGAAGACCAAGCCAGGATGATCAAGGAGTTCAACAATACATTTGCCAAATCCATGGGTGTAGCATTGGACCTGCAAGATGGAAAAGTGATTCGTCGCAAGGCCGAGTTTGACAATGAAGGCAAACCCATAGGTGAGATTGTTGAAGACACCAAGGATGCTTTGGTCGATCTCATCAAAGTCAAACCTGCCGAGCTAAGCAAAGATACACAGATGGCTATACAAATAGCCGAGAATACTCGGGATTTCACGCAGATTCTCGAGACCGGAGTGCAAGCGGTTCTCAATCATATTTACAATGTCGTTACAGACATCAGGGACATTCTTTTCATTGGTCGCCGAAAATTGGAAGGTGCAGAAAAAACCGCCCAACAGCAAGCCGCGGATGAAATTGCTACTGTCATATCGGATTCACAGAAAGAGGTTATGAAGGCTCAACATGAACAACGGGATCTCGCCAAGCAGCTCAAGAAAGCAGAGACCCCCGAAGAACAGGCTGCTATCGAAACCAAGATCAGGGATGCCAAACGGCGGGAGGATGAAGCTCGAGGTCGTGAAAGGGTGGGTCGAGAGCAGAGAAGACGGGTTGTGGGGGTGGCTGAACTTCAGGATGTGGATGAGAAGGTTCGGCCCAAACTGAAAACCAAAGAAGAGTGGTTGGAATTCTCGGCTAGGGAACAAGTCGCCAAACTGGAAGAAGAAGATCCTTTGCGGGAAGGCGCTGAAATAGCCGGGGAGATTGCAGCCAGGAATGAACGGGAACGACTTCGAGCTCATCCCGAAGAGGTCTATTCTGAAACCATCCTAGAAGGCCCATCGTCGTCGCCTAAAACTATCATTGAAAATAAGGTCGAAGAGGCCCGTCAGAAAGCGATGGCCGATTACATTAATCAAGGGCAGAAGAAATTGATTGCACCTACGGCCACGGCTAATGCCGTGGCTAACTGGGATGAATATGATCGCCGTAAGCAGGCGAAAATCGCGGCCATTCTGAAGGGATCCGATCAGACTATGACCTCAGACATGGCGATCGATTATGGACAAGCTTTGGGGAGGCCTATTCCTGATGTCAAAGTTTGGGAATCCCTGACCGATGCCCAGCGTCAACTCATTCGTGATTCTTTTGATCCGGGGGACCTTCCGGGTTTGAAAGATGGATTCATCAGCCATGGGGGTGTTACCGCTCGGATTGATACGAACGATGACGTGCTCGCTTTCCAACGGGGAGGTCCTATCGCACGGGCTATGGGGACTGGCACAACCGTCAACAACATCACTCTGGTAGGTGCCGGGCCTCGTGATCTTCTCAACGGTTTGATCAATGCCATGGATGCAGGGGTCATCCACTGATGATGGGGTGCTAGGTGGACGGTCTGAGTGTTTTCCAGTCGGCGTTCCAATCACCGAGTGATGAATACGACGGATCGGGGAAACGCCCCGTTGTGTTCGACATCCTCGGCCCTGACATGGAAACTTCCATTCTGCCTGATTACCTGAAAATGGTACTCCACGTCAACCCATCATCCATGAACATTTCCTATCAGAATGTCATTGAACGTATTCAAACAAGGGGTGGATTCGTAGAACAACACTGGGGCGAAGGTGTCCGATCCTTGGATTTCAACCTGAGCACTGGCGGTTTCATGCGGTTGTACTCGGGCCTATCCAACATCACTGGGGGTCCTGGAGCCATTGATGTCAGAGGCACCCGACGGCAGACAATTGCCTATGACAAATATGTAGATCTCCTTGCCCTCTTCCACAACAATGGGTCAGTCTATGATCAGGAAGGGCGGATCGTGTTTCAAGGTATCATCAAGGTGTCTTTCGATGGGGGCATTTACTTCGGGTGGTTTTCCGATTTCACTGTCACGGACGCCGCGGAGAAACCCTATCAATTTGCATTGACAACCAAGTTCACGGTGGATCATGAAATTCAACGTTTCCGATCTCTTCCTTACGGGAGCTCTTTGACTGACATCATTCGAGGTGCCCCCGCACCGGTTATGACTGCCACCGGAATGTTTGGATTCGAGAAGGGGGTCTGACCAGATGGCCGGACAGTTTGCACAAATCAGTACGGTCGAAGGTGCCCCGGGGGTTCCATCCCCTTCTGAGAAGGCCCAATCGCTTCGTACTACGGGATACAGCAAAACTCGTGACCAAATGCTTTCTCGTGCCGTGGCAAGTCCACCTCCGCCTGATGCCTATCGCAAAATCGCAACTGGCCCGGCCACCGAGATTGCACTTGACCCAGCCCAAGCTGTTCCCATCTCGGGATCTGATTCGTTGCTCCGGGGCCTCTCCCCATTCGTCATTCAAATCGAACTCCCTCTCGTTTTCGGGATGGATGGCGGGTTCACCAACCAGGCCCAGAATTCTGTCAACATCAACGCCTATGGCAATGCCAACGGACAGGCTGATTTGTATGCCAATGCCCGTTCATCCGTGGCTGCTTCGGGCATTGCCGCCTGGAACGGTGGTGTCTTGGGGATCCCAGCAGATCCCAATCCTACGGTGGGGCAGACCAATCCAGCCCCCGGTGGGACCAACGTGTCCAATACTGGGGAAGGAAGCAACAGACTGGGTGCTCCGGCCATCGCTGACCAATATGCGGCCATGGATGTGGCTTCCCAGTTGCAAGCCATTCTCAATGCTCCCCCATTGGTTTTGCTGATCAACCCTCACCAGTTCCAAATGACCTTGTCCAAGATTCAGTCCTATCAGGACAGGACTCGGTTCGGATACATCTTCCACACGTGGGGGGAAGAACAGCCCAAACTCTCCATCACGACCAAGTGCGGTGCGTTCATCTCTGGGGGTCGAGGGGTTCAATTCGCCAGCAAGAATGATTCTGCCGCCTGGCAGAACCTCATGAACCTCTTGCATTTCTACAAGAACAACGGTTACATCTTTGATACCATTGGCAAATCCTACGCCCACCATTTTGTGGGAGCCCTTTCCATTACCTATGACGGCTGGATCTACTACGGGCACATGGAGTCTTTCGGGTGGAATTACGAGGAGACCACTCAGAATGGTGGAATTGATTTCGCCATTGAGTTCACGGTGTCTTCGGCGATAGACACCACTCCGGCAACATATGCCATAACGCCCATGACATCTCCTGTTCCGAGTCCCAGTGACCCGAGGTATTTTGGGGCCGCCAGTGTCGGGAGTGATGGGCCGGGTGTGTACACCATCGGTAAGGATGGGATCACCAGTGTGGGCCGGGATGTCGGATGGTCGGGAGTGAATACCCTCGTTCCGGATGATTTGGGCAAAGTATTCACTAGGGGCGAGTTCCAGCAAGCTGATCCTACGGCCATTGGACAAACATCGGCTTCCATGGGGGCCGAAGGTTTCTATTTCGTGACCGAGCTCGCGGAAAAGACGATTCAACAGGGTAGTCCCGGTTCCAATGAACCTTTTGGGTTGGGGTGACATGTGGGGATTCAGAACAGACCCCATGTAGGAACATGGAAAGTCAATGCCAAGAAGGTGGTTCAGCACACCCCCGACGCTCTGGTGTATATCAATGGGGACATGACGCTTCCGGGATGTCCCAAGTGCAACAGTCGGTTGGACATTCATCAGTTCTTGACCGATGTGAGCGTGGATGCTGGAGTTGATCTGACGGGCGGGTCTGCATCATTCACTCTGGCAATTCCGATCCATCATCATCAATCCATGGCCCGAGATGCCCGAATGGTTCTTCGGGCGGGCCTCGAGGTTCACATTTACGAGCGTGGTTATTTCCCGGTCAAGGGTCTCTATTCCAATCTTGAGCAACCGGCCGGTAACCAGGCTGTTGGGACCAACCCCGATCTGGCCCCCGGTTTCTCCTCCGTGGGTCAAGGGGATCCCTATCGGGATGTTCCTCCCGTTGTGGGCGAAGCCTTCAATGATCTCAGATTACAAGACGGAGTCAAGAGTACCGCGACCGGCCAGCCTTTCAATCAAAGGGAAAATGCCACTGTTTTGTACAACACCCTGACAGATGCCGGTTATGCCCCAAGCACGGCAATGGCGGCTGTGATCAATTCCTGGTACGAATGCAATCTCGATTTGAACAATCCCAATGTCAGCAGTCATGCTTCTGGTTACATTCATATCATGCCCGATTGGAACATTCCCGGATACAATTCCACTGAACCTGCCGAGAGTGCCCAAGCGGTTGTCCGATACTTGCGATGGAAAAAATTCCCATCCGGTCAGAGCAATTCAACTGTTGCATCTGAGACCAAACGATTCTCAATCCGGGCTGAAGCTCCGGGCAAAGCCACGTCAGCGATGAAACCCGGTGAACGGCAATCCTGGAACATCCCCACCGATGCTGATTGGACGGTATCCCAAGTCAATGTGTGGATTGGGGACCAACGTTCGGGATGGGCCAGTAAACGAATGGGTTCCCTTGCCAGCGACAAAGGATTCAATGCTCAAGCATCGGCTGAGAGGCAACAACAGGATGCAGCGGCCGAAGCCCAAGCAAAACTGGAATCCACCAAACCGTCTGGGGACAGGCGGGATGCGGGATTACTGGGGTCCCCCACACTTTCTGATCAGGAAGGGCTTGGTGGTTACGATATAGAAAACATCCTGGCTTATCCCTACTACCATGTGTTCCATGGGGTCGTAACCTCAGTGGCCATGGTTTACGATGCCGGGTTCCAGACGTTCACTTGCCAGTGCATTTCGATGCTCCAATTGTGGCAATATCTCCCGGTCAGTGTCAATGCTTCTATTTTCGGGGCACGAGCAGTCAACTCCAAAAACCACCCCTCGATCATGGGGCATAATTTCACGGGGATGCACCCGTACGCCATCATCTACCGACTTTACGAGGATTTGGCTGGTGCTGGTGCCGGGGTATCCTGGGCTCTTTCCCAAATGACTACAACGGATGCTTCTTTTGCTGGCGAGAGTCTGTGGTCCATTTTCCAACGCTATTGGGAACGCAGATTCAGTACCAGCATGATCAAACTCAGGTTGCACGGTGCAACAGGAGAACTTTTCAACACTTTCTATGCTACTTTGCTTGGAAGAGGCGCTTCGGCTGCTGACCTGACAAACGCTCTCAAAGGACGTTTTGGGGCTATCAAAGGAGACCCGTCAGCCCAGATTTTCTCCAAAGGACTTGGGGCGTCCATGATCAACCCGAAACGCCTGGACGCCCTCGTGGTGAACAAGGGTCTCGGGGCCAATGCTGAAGGGGTGAATGCCAAAGGCTCCGATGGTGATTTCGATTTGAACATGGCCGAAATGATTGCTTTCACAACCAAATTAGGTCATATGGGTCAGTTCCAAATGTTCGAATCGACCTATGAAACCAAGGGCAATGTGGCTCAGGAGGTCTGCCGAGTAACGGGATTTGAATTCTACCAGGACGTGGATGGGGATTTCGTGTTCAAGCCTCCTTTCTACAACTTGGACACCTCGTCTGCCAGGGTGTATCGAATCGAAGACATCGACATCATTTCACTCCAGATGGATGAAAAGGAACCTCAAGCCACGTATATCGTGGGAAAGGGCAACTGGTTCCAGAACTTGGAAGGTCACGGGGTCGAGAATGAAATGGGTGTGCAGACCACCTACATTGATTACCGACTGGTAGCTCAGTTCGGGTGGCGGGCAGCTTCTTTCGAATGCCAATACCTGACTGATCCCAAGTCAGTGATGTTCATGTCCATCAATTTCATGGATGTTCAGAATGCTCAGATACACTCCGGGTCATTGACCATCCCCATACGTCCTGAGATGCGTCCGGGATATCCTGTATACATTGTGCCTCTTGATTGTTACTACTATGTGACCAACATCGTCCATGCTTACATTCCAGGTGGTCGATGCACTTCAACTTTGACCCTGACTGCCAAGCGTTCCAAGTTTTTTGCCCCGGGGGATTACCGCAAGTCTGGGGTTGAAGCAATCGATCTCGGGAACCCCATTTTGCCTGAGAAACCACTCGAGGTGTTGGATGAAGCCGGGAGACCTCGTCTGGTGGGTTTCCCCAATGTGGTTATGGCTCTGGATCCATATCAGATCAATCCGTTGTTCCTGGTTCTGGGGGCTGACATTGACCTTCTCAACACCCCGCAGAAAGTTGTGAACCTCATCGAAATGGCAATTCAATTCCGGGTGCTGACGGCGAATCCGGACGGGACATACACCTTCACGACATCGGCTGGCAAGAAGATGGTGTTTTTCTTTGATGCTAATCAACTGTCGGTCACCGGGGAAGGCACCAAGGATGAGAAATGGACAACATCCGGGGCTGGGCCGTCCGGAACATATCCTTTGATGGAGGCCGCGAATGCCTGGGCAGCTGCTATGGGCCAACATGCGGAGGCCAAGGACAAAGCGCGGAAAGACCTTTTGGCTTTGGAAGCCAAGATTGCCACATTGCAAGCCGAACTCAGAACTGCCCAGGCCCGGGGAAATGACAAGGCTTTGAAGGTGATACAGAAGAACATCAATAGTGTGGTGGACAATCGGGTGTCACTGAAAAAGACCATTGAGACCCCGGATACAGATGTTTCGTTGGCCGGTTCCAATGAAGGATTGGCTGCTTTGCTACAAGTGATGAATGAACTGGGGGCCAAGTACCGGCCGGAATCCGGGCAACCCGGGAGCCGGGATTTGGCCTCCACTACTGTTTTGTTGGACATCCTCTCGGATAAGAAAGCCAGCATTTCTACGGTTGATGTGCCGGGGGCCTATCGGTACTACTCAGCGTCCCATCCTGACCCCAATCAGCAGGGACAAGCCGAGCCAAACTTTGATGGTTGGGCCAATGCCCGTAGTAAAACCATTGAGTACAACAACCCTCTTCTGCTCCCCGAGTGGACGAAGGATCCAGTCAAAGGATTTGTCCCATCGAATCGAATCACGCTGTCTCCGGGTTCCAAGTATCGACCTGAGGCTCAGTTTGGAGATTTGCAACCCACTCGGGGTATTCGGATCCTGACACACAACCCGGCTTTTCCCAATGGGGAGGTGGTACCGACCAGTGAGATTCGTGATTTCACATGGGCGAGTCATGATTTAAAGGTGCCCATGAAAGGGAATAGTGCCAAGAAGGAAATCCAGGCGTCTGATACCGGGGCACTGCCCAATCTTCGGGGCGGTATGCAACAAACTCTGAGAGTTCAAGCCCAGGAAGTCACCGACCTGGCCACGATACAAGGTACATTCGCCCCATGGTTGAAAGGGTTCAATGATCAAATTCAGAACGCCATTGTCGCGATGCAGGCAGATCCTGTGCTGGCCCCCTATGTACAACCATTCCCGACAATGATAGACCCCAACTATGTTGTCATCCGACGGTTCTCATTCCCGACGAATGACCCGATGGGTGATTACAAGTTTGCTGATACTAATGGAACGTTGACTTCGTTTTTCAACGCAGACAGCGTGGCATTGAAAGGTTCCACTGGCACCACTGTCTGGATGATGGCGGCAGATGAATATGCCGACGCTATCTACAGTCAATATATCCGGGCCAAAAACTCCTGGATGGGGGATTTGATGACCCGGTTCACGGGTTCCGAAGATATTGAAAAGATGAACCAAATCAACAGCCTGTTTACAGAAGCCGTCACTTCCAATCTGGGCAAAGCGATTCCTCGGGATTGGTCGGACGTGTCCAAAACATCGGCCACGGCCAAACCAATTTCGTCGCCCATATTCCCCGTGTCTGACGCTCAAGGATATGAGGTCGTGGGATCCCTCCGTTATGGGCGGGATATCACTATCGAGCCGGATGGGGTTTTCGACACACTGCACAAACAAGATCCCTTGTCCATGCTTGATCAAGCATTGGTTGTGAAGGTCCTGGAACAACTGACTAGACGGCAAGGAATCGATGCGGAGACTCAGCATAATGTGGTCAGAAGTCTGCGTTCCGGGATGACTGATAACCAACTCATTGATATCGGATTGTTGACCCAGAACAGAGATTCCAACATGCTCCAACTCGATTTCATGAACTGGTGGACCAACCACGGCAAAGATGGGATTCAGAAGATCCCCGTGAACAATGCCGCCTATTCATTGGCTGATCTCAACCTGATAATGAATAAGGGGGTTTGCACTTGCAAATCCGCCGAGGCCTCCATTGTACTGGAAGCAGCGGGGATGACTGGTTTCGTAAGAGTTGCTTCTCCGACGGATGCAACCCCCAACCAGGGGACAACTGCGGACAATGTGACTCCTTGGTTGCAATATGCGGCAGATCAAGCGGGTCTTCAATGGAAAATGTCCCAAGACGCTTTGCGCGGGGCTCAACTCAACAAACAGCCTGCGACTATCGTTCAATCGGCCCAGGGGTTGGTGGATGGAAGCGCATTTGCTACGGCCGAAGCCCAGGCACAGCAAGCAAAGAATGATCTTTGGGCGGCCAATGAAGCCCGGAAAACTGCGGGGAAGGAGTTTTGGGCGGCCAATGAAGCCCGGAAAACTGCGGGGAAGGAGTAATCCATGCCTGTTCGTGATCCATCTCGGCGTGGTGCGTTGGCACGGTTGGGGACTCTTTCCCCTGCCCAGATCAATACTTCCCAGGCCAAAATGAAGGCCCAGAAACGGGCCATGAATCCTGACACCAATCTTGGTTTGGGAATAGCCAAGGTCCTCAATATCGATTACGTAGAATTCTATGTCACACTCCGGACACTGACTGGGGTGTCCCAGCAATTCGACCGGATTCCGGTTCCTCTGACCTTTCCTGGGGGTGGGAATCGACATTTCTTTGGTGCCATGCCCTGCATCGGGGATTACTGCATCGTGGGATGGATTCCTCATAACACGGCACCGGGGAGCGGGGAAGGAACCAAGACTCCTGTGATTCTCGCATGGTTGATTCCGGGAGTCTGGACCGGATTGGATTGGGTCATTACTGCCGAATTTGAAAGGGATGAATTTGACCAGGCGGTGCCTTCCAATCAACAAATCGCGGAAGGTGCCCATAATTTCGTCCGGCACAAACTGCGGCACATTCAGCCCGGGAACATCGTAGGTTCATCTGCTCAGGGATCCGACATTGTTTTGGATGAAGGAGTCACACTGGCTAACCGCCGGGGAAATGAATTCAGGTTGCGGGATCAGGATCAGGCCGTTGTCACCCGGGCATTGCAGCGGTTTGATGCCCTGGCAGGTGCTAGGTTGTACGCCGGCATGGTGCAACGGGATGCAACCTTGTTGGCGACAACCATGATCTCCGATGGGGGTTTGTGGGACGCTACGCCGCAGGCCGTGGCCGGGATCCCAGTTCAAGGGATACCAAATGACCCATCGGCCCCCCGAGGATTCTTGACTCCCGCTCGAGTCCTTCGTAAAGGCATTCCTTCCGATGCCACAACGGGTTTCCTTGGCCGAAGTCTTCTTGGAACGGATTCTTATCTCGATCCCTATGAGTTTTTGAAAGCCGGATTATTTATTGATGAGTCGGGTCAAGTGGTCTCTTCTGCCATTTCGGATGCTGTGTATGGCGGGAAACCCATATATCGGGTTGGGACGAATCCGGGGAATGCAGTGGTAGACCATGATGCACCAACGTTCACCGAATACCGGGTCGAAGTCACACACACGTCGGATGGTCGTCTTCCTGTCACGGAGCAGACTGATCTGTTTGACGCCGAACGGCTTCCTCAATCGGATCCAAAAGCTGCGTCTCCCAGTTTGCCTCCAAACACGCCTTTCATCGAATGGGTCCTTGGAACGGTGGTAGGCAATGATCCCTACTCCGAAGATGGTCGCAGAAAGTATGGATTACCCATCAAAGCTGTGATTTTCGATGGGGACACTGTGAATCCCCGATTGGACCCGGTCGTGTCATCCGGAACCAATCCCACGCCTTTGAAGGACCATCTGGCTTCTTTGTTCCGGTTCCGTCCGCCATTGGCCCAAAGCGGACAAGAGACTTTCTGGGGTGTCAATAAACAGGGGCAACTGAAAGCTTCGATTGGCGGGGATCCCAAGGGCTACTCGGCTGAAGTGGCTTTGGCCGGAGGTCTCAAACTGGCGATTGGGGGCCGTTTCGAATGGATCGGAGATGGGCATTTTGGTATCGGGACAAAAGGTTCCAACAGCATCTCTCTCAAAGCCGAGGAAGGCCCCGTAACCATCTATGGGGGGGGTGGCCTCAAAGACGCATCTACAGTGATGTCCAATCTCTCAGGGACGGGCCGAGGATCCGATGATCTCCCATCTGTTGACATCCAAGGCAAAACCAATGTGTGGGTTCAAAGCCAGAAACAGGTCCGAATCAAAGGGGCCGAGATCGTCGGGTCGGCCTCGAGTATCGATCTGACGGGCCAGGATGGGATCGCTCTGAACGGGATCAAACAAGTCGGGGTGGTTACGGAGAATTTCCAAGTGTCGGTCAGTGGCAAATGTTCCGAGTCATTTGCCGGTCCCAAGTACCTGTTGCCCACCAGTGGGCCTTTGCACGAACGCACTTACACGCCGGCTTTCCCCGGGCTGGTGTGCGAAAAGGTGTCGTACACATGGGGAGACCGAGTGGAAACTTTCTACTTGGGAAACCATATGACCGAGATTCTAGTCGGAAATATGGTTTATGCAACGGAGTTGGGCATTTGGTCGGCTCGGGCATTGTCCAACACATTGCTTGTAGACTCGTCCGGAATCAAGGCCACGGCCACTATCGGGGCGGTGACTATTACAGCTCCGGCCGGGGCTGTCGCCATTACCGGGACCACGGGAGTCGTTCTGGCTTCTCCGGGGGGTCAGGCAGTGGTACATGGAAGTGCAGGAGTGACTTTGAGCGCCCCCGTGACCGGAATCGAAATGGGCCCCATCATCACGGCAGGATCCCGGGATCCTTTGACCAATTTGCCTTTTTTGACCTTCGGGATGGGGGCCCCGGCCCATCAGGTGTTGCCTTAGAGGGGATTGGTGATATGGCTCTGAACCCGGCTGTGATTCTGACTGCATTGCAAGCCGCCCGGTCTTCGGGGGCACTGCCGCTGTTGGGAATCAACTATGACCGGCTGGCCACTGGGATTGCTCAAGGAGTGTCCCAATGGGGGGTGGGTCAACCTCAGAACCTGGCCCTGACGGGGATGGCCACTGGTTTTGGGGGTGCCGGGACAATTGTTTCCGCCGGGACCAAGATCGTGGTTCCAGCAAACTACGGTGTAGTGCTGGGGGCACTGATTTCAGCTGGGATGGTAGGTCCCGTTGGGCCTAGCCTGGCCATGGCCGTCACCAACGGGATCTCGTCTGCTTTCACTGTATCGGGCCAATATTCTGGGGTGTCCTCGATGGTGGGATCGGGGAATGATGTTGCCAAAGTAACGATGGCGAATGCCGGGACTTTGATAGGTATCCTCAACTCAGTACTGGTCGGTTCTTTGGGGACGGGTTCTTCTATCGGAATGCTGTCTGCGGGGTTGGGGAATGGTATTGCTTCCCTTCTTTTGCTCGGAACCGGGACGGGTGTCGTGATGGGGACCCCAGGTCCCTATGCGGCAACCGGTCCCACTTTGTCGGTGGTGATCTGAAATGAGCCGTTTCACGGGTCATGTGCTGCGGGGAGCGAACATCTCTCCAGCAAATGCCACAATCACGAGTGAACCTTCTACGGGCGTAGCGCGGGATATTCGCTCTCTGCCCGGACCTGGAATCTATACGTTGACTGCACCTGCTCTGATTGAAGCCAGAGCAGACCAGTATCGTGCTGCGGTTCTTGAAGCACCCGGAACCACCACCCAGGAGTTTCTCGTATGGGCGGCGAATACGTCCAGTTTGACCATCTTGGACGATCCAAATGATCCTACTTGGCAAACTGAAACCGGCACCGGCACTTTCTATTCCGGCACTTTGACTGTAACAGATCTCGATCCTCTTGTCACACATACAGACGGGACAAATTATGTCATCATCACGGATAACGGGAATCGGAGTCTGTCTGCCATCCTCTATATCGTGGTGGCCAGGGGAGACACCGAATACGACGATGATGGATGGGTTGATCCGGATAATCCTTCCGCGGGTCGTAAAGGGACCAATCCATATCTGGTGTTCACCATCAATCCCGCATCCCAGAATCCCGTGTCTGGCAAGGTAACCATCACTGCCCCTCAGTTGGCGTTGCTTGGAGGCGGGCTGTCATTGGATCGGGGGGATAACGTTGTAATTGTCCGGTATCTGTTGGCGCCTGCTCGGTTCTGGTGGACCAGGAATGATAGGTACGAGACCCGATTCGGTTGGAATGGGCAAACCCAACGTTGGGAACCCTACAAGGGGGGTTCTCCAAAGGATCTGGGGATTCTTTTGTTGAATAGCGGTTACAAGCTGTTCCCCAAAGTGGTGAACCTCCCTGTTGGGGCATATTTGCCGGGAAACGAGACCCAACCCGATGAATACGCCATGATCCGGTTGGGTTCTGATCCGGGGGTCACAAGTCTTCCGGTGGGGCCGGGGGGATTGTTCCTCGGGATTCAAGTCAAACCAGATGTTGATGTGGAGGCCTTCGATTTTGCTACGGCTCCGGCTTTGTCCGGCATCATGGGACAGACCAGTGGGGCGCTTCGGTTCAATCCCAGTTTTGCAGAACTATATGCTGGTAGGACTGTCTGGTATGTCCCCAAAACCTTTGTGGTGGGATCGAATGGTGTTGTCGGGAAGATGCTCGATGCCGTTACAGGTTCTTTGTTTGTTGCCCCTATTCCGGGCATCCTGGATTGTCCTCTCATTCGGTTTGGCAACCGGAGGTATCTGCAAGCAACGATCTATCCAAATGACGCTGCAATGAGCCTGGCTCCGGTTCCCACAGCCGGGTCTGTCCAAGTTTCTGCTTCTACCGGCAGGATCCGACTGAGTTCAGCAGATGTTGACCAAGCAGATCCTTCTTCCCCGAGTTTCAGCAAGCACTATCTGGGCGAAGATGTGATCTATGATGGGGTGGCACTGAATGCCACTCCACAACCTGTCCAGAAACAGGTTCAGCTCGTGGATACGGTTGGCAATCCTGCCACTGGGAACAGCAGTGCTTTTTATATTCCCGATGCCGTGACCTTGCCCGATGAGTTCATCAATCTCTCCGAGACGCACCGAGGTCTCGGGATCTCCGGTGTGTTGGATGTGCCTGATGGCACAGGAGCAATCCCCTCCAATCCTGGAACTCCGGCTTCGGTTCGTCCGGGCGGGGATTCCGAAGTTACTCTCAACACCGGTAGGGTCCGCCAAGTTTATTCGATAGGTGATACCATTCTGTTCTCTGGCAGATCGGCAATGTTCTCCCTCCATTATGTGGACCGGGAATCTGATCTTCCATCGGCTAGCAATGTGGGAACAGGAGAGGCTTGGATTGCCCGTGAACGAGGCATCACTGGTTCCAAGGTGATGCTCAACTCAGGAGATCTTGCATCTATCGGGGATGGGGCGATTTATTTCCTCCAGACCACTTTCACCCCAGCAGTGTACACCCAGTTGGGACAATTGATATCCCGAAACCGGGATATTTTTCGGTTCGATGGAACCGAGGTTTTATACTTTGCTATCGACGGGTCAGGCTATTCTTGGCCGTCTTCGATTCTTTTGGCCGCATTGCCGGGCAGAACATTCTTCACGGCTGCTGAAGTGGCCAGTAGCATTTTCAGTGTTGTCACGGGAACGGGCCGGGTCTATGCCTCCGCAGGTCGAATCCTGATTGAAGCCGACGATCCCACTTTGGGATCCGTAGAAATCGGGTTTGGGAATCCCAAGGACCTCTCCGGGGCCGCGGTGTTAGGATTTTTACCGGGATGGCGGGCTGTTGGAGGTGTAGGAACGTGGCTCCCGGATGCCGGATTGGCCGTGGGACTGTTCCGGACCCCTTACGATCTCGATCGGACTCAGGGCTATGCTGATATTTCTGACGTGGCACGAGTCAATGGGGGGATTGTTCATTCTAGCGTACCTGCAAGCCCCTTTGTATTCCTGGATAATCCCCCGCTTCAGGATGTGGCCGGGATTGACGAAGGGATTTTCTTTGCCCTGACGACACTTATAGATGACGGCACCGGCAATGTCCAAGTAGTGATCAAGCCCCTGGAGCACTATTTGGACATCATTCATCGTTTTGGACAGAAGAAGTTCGATTGGATTTCCGATGGAATCACGGAAAATGAATATGTCCAACCCGTGACGATCCTGTCTTTTGACAATCTGAACGTCGTTCCCAAATCTCTGCTGGCGGCCCCTGGGATTGGGGGCGGTCTGTGGATTGACCCTGACGGAACGGGATACGTATTCCAAGATCAAGGTTCAGATTATCTATTGCCCCAGGAAGGTCAATCGGGAACGGCCATCCTGACCGAACGTTTTGGCCAACGGATCTTGTTCGGCGCCATGGGCCGTGTGGTGGTTGCTGGTGGAACCACTTTCGAGGATGTAACTACGGATTACACCGGGGTGCAACCGGGGTATCGACTCAAGATCACTTCGGGTTCCTGTCAGGGTTCATATCTTGTTCGATCCGTTTTGAGTCCCACGGCCCTCGTGGTTTCCCCAAACCTCCGAACGGTGGATGCTTTCCCTGTTACCTGGGAGGTGTACGAAGGCTACTCAACGAGCGTATACGATCCAGCACTTGTGGCCGATATGTTCTATGATCCATTCTCCCATCTGACGAGTGAACCTTTCAAGGTCCGACTGTTGTCTCCGTTGGGAGCAGTGCCAGACCCAGCAATAGGGGGCCATCTCAAAGCCAATATGGCAGGGGCGTTGGCATCTGGGCGGAACATCAATGTCCGTTACGGGCTCACTGCTCCGAATGTTACGAACACGGCAACTTTGGTTGCCTTGACCCAAACTGTTCTGGGCCCTATTGCCAATGGGTCTCTCATTGTTTCAACCACGGAACCCCGATTCAGCACTGGAGCCTTTGATGTTCAAATCGGAACCGACAGGTATACCCCCGTGGGTGTGGTTTCGTTCTCACCCGATCCCGTAACCGTTGAATATCTGTTGAATGATGATGGGCCATTCTTGAAAGGAACCCTGAAATTCAAACAAACGTTCCTGACGACCTATTCGATGGCTCAAGTGGTTTATGTCGAAACTTTCTTAGCCCCTTCTGATCTCACTGCTCTGACCGTCGAATATGCAGCTTCTACGGGAGAACTGAGTCTTTCTGAAAACGACATGACGGTTTGGCAAGGGACAACGGCCTATTTCGTGGAACAAATGATTACCGAGGATAGACAAGATGTGTCATTGAATCCTATCCTCGGATCTTTTGCTTTCAATCAGCCCATCCCGAAGGGGTCCTCAGTCGAAGCGGAATATTGGTTGGCAGATCTTGAGGGCCGCAAGGTAGGCAACCCCATCACGGAGTTTCTCCCAGTTTTTGTTCGGAATGAAGTTGCAGTGCGTGTAGATGACCACACCTATACGTTCAATTCCCAAGCATGGACAGTGGTTTCTGAGGTGGAACCCATTGTTTTCCTTGGGGCCATTATGCAGAATTTCGGCACCTCGGACTGTGTTTTTTCCTATCCCGGCGGCCGAGGACAGATTACGTTTCTCAGTCAAGTCGTGACCTCTGACACCATTGTCAAGGTGAACTATGCTGTTTTAGAAGCCCAAGGAGGGGAGCAGGCTTTCGAAACGAGTTCCAAACCGGTTTATCGGCCCCCATTTTACATCAAGGCCAATCAAAGTCGTTTTGGATTGCGGGGGAATAGGGCGGCTGATTTCCAAGCCGGACAGATGTTGCGCTTCGGGGAGGACTGTTTCTACATTCGGGGGACGCAATATTATCCCACGAGTGCCAATGGTCCTGTCACGTCGGTAGAGATTTTCCCTACGACCATCAATGAGGTGGGTTCGCGAGCTCCCGCCAATGATGTTCTATCTTTAGTCACGGATCAACCGATCACGACGGTCGTAGATCCAGATGGGGCCGCTATTCCAACCACGGCCCCGGCTGGATTCATGCAAAGTCTCGATCTCAATACGTTCCCGTTTGAATCCGTGAGTCGAGGTCAACGGACAATTGTGTTTTTGGGGAACCTGATGCAATTCGCGGTTCCCGGGCATATTTTTGAAATCGGGGGCCATCCCCACACGATTTCCCAAGCCCAATTGTCTGAAGATGGGATGAGATCCCGGATTACTATGACGGCTCCTTTCCGGACGGGATTCTCGATGGATTCCCCGCCCACAGTGAAGTTGTCCTATCGGCCAGTTTATCCCCCACAGACGGTTGATTTCATAGGGGTGGGTCCTCTTGTCTCCACAGAATCATCCGAGTTGGTTCTGTTTGGCCGGACAGATGGTGTTGGGGAACTTCCTGGTGAAACCCTGGTTCCCGGCATCGATTACACCCTGGATGCTTCTACGGGGGCAATCAAGATCCTGGCTCCTCGTCAGGAACCCCTGGATGGATCCGAGAAGCTTCTTCTCTCATTCACACGAAATAGATCACTCCAACCGGCCATTCAGAACGGATTGGTGGTTACGCCCCGGATGTCAGCAACGTATTTGTACACGGATGTCCCGACCGAACAGAATGGGCTCTTGGGGGCACTTCTCACCGGGACGTATACGTTTTCCAATCCTGACACGTTCTATTTCCGTGCGGTGCCTATAGCATCTTTCCTTGGGGAAATGGCACAAGAAGCCATTCGAGAAATCGCGGCCACCCAACCAGCGGGAGGCCCTTATCAGCCCAGTGACAGCACCAAGAATTGGGACCAAGGCCGTGTTGGTCTGTTGTCACAACGTAAGCATTTACAAGACAAGGATCGGGCATCCAGGGCTTTTCTCGATTTCTACAACTCGACCATCTTGGCTTTTGAACAGATCGAAGAAACCTGTTCGGGGGGCTTTATCGGGGATCGGGATGGGAAGTTTCGTTTCTGGGTGGGGCTGGATCGGGAGTATCCCACGCCCGGTTATGAAGACCCCATCACTGGTGTTTTGATCTCGCGGTTTGTTTGGAGTGATGCTTTTAACGGGCAGGCAGCAGACCCGTTGAATCCTAATTTCATCACAGTGTTGCCTTCCGATTATGTCGTAACACCGGACTCTTTCATCCTGGCAAGCGGTGTGATGGACGGCCAAATCCCCAACCCTGATCTCATGTTCAGGCTCATGTCCGAGCAGGAACAAATGATCCTCAATGACGTGGACGATTTGGTTCTGGTGCGCCTTGGTGAACCAGATGTGTCCAGCACGTGGACGTATCCATTTTTCCATTTCAAAACCAAAGGGAATGTTGCGCGGATGGTCGATTCACATCGATTTTCGCGCCTGTTCCCGACATTGACCCGGGCTTTTTTCATGACTTATCCCGGGATCAATAGCACGGGAGATGCGGTTCCGGGGGCCTATACCTGGGGACGATACACCGACACCGGGGATTGGGAAGAAACGCACGGGCACGGGATTGGACAGCTTCATAATCCGGCCATTGGGGATTTGGACAACGTGAGGACAGCCAAGTTGTCCAAACGACGGGCCAGGGCTCGAATCTGGGGCTATTTCCCGAACGGAATCCCAGCTGGGGTGTTCGATGGGGGAACGTCTCCGATCATCACGGACCCGTGTGTGATTGCATCTTCTGTCCTGTTGCGGGATCTTCAGGTGGATCCTGACACCGGCTATCCAGATCAGAATCAATTCATCTCCCAAAGTCCGACTGGCACTGTCCCCGACTTGGAATCGGGAGATCCAGAATTGGTGGTTCCGCCCTTCAAAGCAGGGAATGAGATCGAATGGGGCAAACCGGATGGTACCACTAAACGAGCCTTGTCCCCATTGGGGGTGAGTATTTTCGGGATCCCCATGCTCACCGGAGTGTATATCCGAGATGTTCTGTATGGATGCGTGATTCGATTCAAGAGCGGTGCAGGGAATATCTCGAGCCCCGATCAACTTCTGGTGGGTACAGGCAACACCACGGGGATCCCGGCCCATTTATACCCCATTGAAACCGGGGACACCATCTATGCCGGTCCCAATATCGGGACGGATCAAGAGCCCGCCGATCCTCCGACTCGTGAAACGATGATGTCCTTGGCATCCAATATTGATGCCTATCGAGACGGGTTTGACCTTGAAGTGACCGCCGATGGGGTTATCGAGGATAAGACCTATCCTTCAATGAATGACCCGTCATTTCTCCCCATCAGAGAGATCCTTGGACAAAACCCCCCCGACCCTCTAACTCCTTTGGAGGGTCTTGTTGAGTTCGTTTACGTCAACGAGAATCCGCTCGAATTGCCGGCCCTCAGGGGGGAAGCCAAGGACGATTCTGGGGACTATCAGATTCCGTACATTCGGACGACGAATACAGAGTTGGATCGTTTTGCCCAAGTGTTCACCGGCATGACTAATCTCATGGACCTGGATGATCTGGGAACATCCGCCGTATACCCCGATGAGATAGTCAGTCCTTTCTGTGATGTCGTGACCGGAACCCTGCATTTCCCGATTGACATCACCCCCGCTCCCGCTCTCGGGGTGGGACCTATTCAAGAGTATGATTTGTTATTGGTGCAAACATATCCCGATGCAGGGCCATTCCCTGTCCCCGGCCCGCAAGGAATCTTCTCGGTCGGGGGATATGATGTTATCGGGGGAGAAGGTTTCATTGGTGTACCCCGATTTGTCACTGAAACAACACCTCCGGCCGTTCCCGGAGGGCCGACGGGTTCCCCGATTCAATACACGTTTGATCGGGCAATGGCCTACATTGACACCACCCCGGGCTATCCTTATGCGGGAGATCCCCAGGCCCAAGTACCCCCGCCTCCAGGGGTGGAGTTCTTTGAAGTGGCGTCGGAAGGGGCTACCTATCTGAAGTTTACGTCCATCGGACAAATTGTGCTCAATGATGGTGTCATGGCGTCCGGTAATCTGAATGACATCTGGGCCGCCAGTGTCAACAATTCCGTAACGGTCACTGTCTACTCGAGATGGGATGACACCGTCACGGATGGTCCTGGATTCCCATTGCCCACGGTCAATCCGGGGGGTGCAATTTGCCTGCAACTAGTCATTTCCCAAAATACTGTGTTGGTTATTCCCTATGCAGGAGTGCCTTTTATTGTTGGACTGTTGACCCCGCCCGTTTCGGGCGGGGATTGTCCGCTCGATCCGGATGGGCCTGATCCAAGCTATCGGTATATCAAAATCCCGGCCACGGGGATCATCCCTTGGGGGGTTCCTCCCATCCCCAATCAGTGGTTTTTGCCGTACGAGATAGTCAATCCCGGGCCGAATCAGGTCACCAAGACGTTGTATGGATTCGAATTCACCGTAGGTGTTTACACTGCTGCTGGGGGACATTCGGAGACAGCCTGGATTTCTTCTGATCGTCTGACATTCAACGAAGTCATTGACATGCGGCTTGCCAAATCCAGGGACACAGTACATCCGCAATCCGGATTGCCACTGAATGCCAGATTGACGGTAGATGTCGTCACTATCGGAGGTGGAACAGAATCCAATGTGAACTCTTGGTGTAATGGGGTGATAGGATTGATCCCCGATCCATTTACCTTCCCAAGCCCGATGAATGGAACATGGTCTATTGCGGCTAAACACGGTTCAATTCGGGTGTGCGGTTACGAAGGATGGAACAATACTCCGGTTACCGGATCGGGAATTTCCGCTTCTCTGCTTCCATCAAGCGAGCGCATGGAGACAGACGCCATTCTGACAGCCACCGGCAAGACCGCTAGCAAGTACAATGCGGGACTCGTTGCCCCCGAAATGTGGGATGACCGGTTTGTCGAACTCAGTGTGACCCAAGGAGCCGTTACCAATGTCGTTCCCGGGGACATTGTGGTCGTAGAACGATCTTCGAATGCGACCCATTTTGCAACCACGATGGCCGGAACCTATCTGGTACGACATGCCGTAGAGGCCACTCCGGGTGAAAAGTTCCGGGCAGTGTCCCTCAGATCCTATGCTGGATACGGTGCCGGTTGGTGTCCGGTGCATTTCCCCACGGTAGAGAATTACGATTCGGCAACCCATGTCTTGACCCTGTCCGATCTGGCTCCGGTTAATCAGGGAACTCCAGTCGGGGCTCTTCAGTCCGGATTTTTACCGGTAGGGAGGTTGTACGTCATTCGAGATGTGGCCGGGTTAGCATCCCCTGACGAGACTACATTTAGGGCGGCGGTTGTCAGTGCTATGGTCGTAGCAATTGCCACGGATCCCGATTCCAAAGGATTGTTTACTCTCAATCCGGTGTTGTGTCGAGATGCAGCCGGGGATCTTATCTCGGAGGCCGAATTCGAAACCGCCCTTGAAACTGGAATGCCCGTCTCCGGTATGGTTTTTTGGCCTGTGACAGTGGGTGGGGAGCAGGGTCTGCCATCGAATAACTGTGTGGGGTATCACACAGATGCAGATCCCCCAGCTCCCGCATTGGGCCGGGCAGTGTTCGGATTCCGTTGGGTGTCTATTGTACCGCCCCCCCAACTGAATGAAGATCCGACGGTTCAGAACGCAGTTTTCAGTGGAAATTTGGTGGATCCTCTTAAAATCGATGTTCCGGCTGGAGCGGGGCCCGATGTCCTGATTCCTTTGGTCAGCCCACTGGAGATCTCCAATGTGTTCCTTCCAGACATCACGGATCCCATCTATTCTTGGGTAATAGACACCCTGGATGTATCTTGGGTTCAACCTTCTACCTGGACAACAATCAACATTCCAGCAACCTCCTGGGGGGCAGGTCCAGGAACCAGTTTCATCAGGTGTGTCCTTCCATTTTCTACATTAGCTTTGGAAAATATGGGATCCGCGCCTCCGGCAGATCCAGAAGGATTTTTTGCTCAGGCCGGTCTGTTCCTCGAACCCTCATTCCCGAGAATGGCAACTAACTTGGCCACTGCATATCGACATATTGTAGATACAACCTGGGATTTTCCCGACCCGTCTGCTCTTCCGGACCTGGATCGTGAGTTGGGGATGCGGGACACGGATACCTATGTGATTGGGGCACCTACAGGAATTCCCGAAGAAGTTACATTGACCGTCCGGAGGATTCGGAGATTCCATCAAACCGAAATCTATCAGAACCTCAGGCCTCTTCGATTCGCGTATGAGATCCGTCGAGGAATCATTATGTCTTACACCCCTGAGGGCACTCGGCAAACTGGGGTCGTGGACACAACGGATTTCTTCATGAACTGGGTGGCCCCTCCCGGCTCCCCTAAACCCGCTGATGTGTGGACAGACGGATCGGGGCCTTACCTTGGAACAAATTTGGGAACCTTCGACAATGCGGATGTGAACATACATCCCGGAGATCTTTTCCGTTTGCTGGGGGATGATGGTCAACTCATCGAAGAAATCCCGATTGCCTCCGTGTTGGGGACTTCCCAGATCCTGTTGGCCATCCCCGGGATCACTCAAGTTCCGAACCCCGATGGATATCGGTTCGAAATCTATCTCCGCAGGCCACCAGTTCCACATGAACAATCCAATGAACAACTCTTGGGAATGATTACAGACCGAGAGATTTTCAGGACCGATGCCGATTGGGCAACCGATAAGAATAAAGGTGGCTATGTTCCAGATACGGGGACTGACACGTATGAAGATGTCGTAAACCATCTCTATGATGATTCTCTCATCCAAAGTTTCTCGACCCTGGGGGCTAGAAAAGGGGACATTGTAATCGTGGATCCGGCGGGAACCATTCCGCAGGATGGGGGTCTGCCGATATTGCCGGAGAAAGGGGGGCGGCCTCTCGGGGATTTGGGCGTTCCCGGTCGGTTGGATGCGGGCGGGAATCCAGTGTACACAGCGGGGCGTCCCACTCCATTGGACGACAATCGAGGGTTCTACCGCGTCAAACAAGTAGTGGAAAACGTGGTACCCCCGTATATGTTGGTAGACCGAATCAACACTTTTGCGGGAGAGGCCGGGACTCCGGAAATCTTTGCCCAGACCAACAATCATAGGGCCTATGCAGTCTATCCGACGATTGATGACTCTGCTCTGGCCGTGGGATTGCAAGAGGGTCAGATGGATCTTCGACCCACAGCAGTACGAGACCCCGTGACCAAGAAATTTGATGACCGAGTAGGGCTTCTGAGATTCCATTCCATTCGGCCCTTCTCGTATAGGGTGATTCGGCCTTCCAAACTTTTCACAGACGAAACCATCGATCTCGTCTTGATGCACCGGGAACGGATGCTGTCTCTCATCGAGTTGCTCCGCAGGTTGATCTCGGGATACAAGAGTGGCACCTACTACGTATTCCAACGGGATGACCAACTCGATGAATTGGGGGACCCCCGAGATCCGGACATCGGATTGGGGGTGATCTCCAATCCGTACCTCCTGGCTGTGATTGGCCGAACCGATGTGGTTCCATTCTCTAACAATGAATATGCACTGTCGCTTCTGGATCGTCGGTTCTGGATCTACGACCGCAGATTGGATTCACTCACTACAGATCCTACGAATCCATTCAACATGAAACTCGGTGTGCCTGCTTATACAGCCTATACCGTGGATCCAGACGGGATTGACGTGAATCCCGTTTTGCCAGAGCGGGTGGAACAGGTGCTGAACACTAGAGATCGATTTCGGCCATTACGATACACTTGGTTAGCATATCGGACTAACCGAGTGTATGGAACCCTCGCCGCCATTGCACGATTTGACACGGAGTTGCCAAGACGTTTGGTGGAACAATTCCAAGCCGTTGAACGATCGAGATCTCTGGACAAGGTGCAACAGTCATGACGAATGAAGAACTTGAACAATTGATGGCCCGGTTGGGGATCAAACCCGGGGATTGGGCGAGTACCACGGAGCGGCCTACGCATATGCCTTTTGTACAGGCCCAGATGGATAATTTGGTTAAACTTAGAGACTATCTCGAAGGATTGGTTGCAACAGACAATCAGTCTCTTGCCCGACTGCGAGAACAGCTCACTCGGCTGCAACGTGGGGGAGGTTGCTAATGGCTGCCGGACAGTGGGGGACGATTGAGATCCAAGTACCCGATTTTCTGGAACCCATCCGGGATGCTATCAATTTTGTGGCTGAGTTTCTGGTGGCGGTGTTGGATATCGTTTTGGCTGCTCTTCAGCTAGTCAAAGCCTATCTTGTTGGATTTCTGGATCCTATCCTCGCATTCCTTCAGCAGATCATTGATTACATAACGACACTACTAAGAGATTTACGACAACTGGGTTTGTATATCACAGGGGATTGGAAGCAACTCGAGTATCCTTTCGGAGAATTGCGCGGGGGATACCAGGCTTACGAACAACGAATGATCGCTCGTATGGCAGACCGGACTGACCCCACCCGGCCGGATCTGTCTGCCAATACCAAGATGTTCAGTTTGTGGTTCTATCTCTCGGTAGACATTTCTGACATTGAACGCCTTATTGAGTTTGTCCGACAGCTCATGCAATTTTTCGGACACCGGTTCAATCCGGTAGGGACTCCACCGATTCCGTCTATTACGAGTGTCACATACAACGCTGATGCCATTTCGATTCTGCAGCCTCAGGTAATGGGTGAATATTTCAAGAAGAATCTGGGATTGCCCTCGGTGGCCGTTGTCAAATGGAAAGTTAACTCAACGGCTTCGACCAATTTGTTCAATCCGTTCCCGGCTCTACCTCCGGATGGATTCATTGTCACGGTATCGACCTTCCCTGATGGGATCCCGGTTTTTTATGACAGGCCTCAAGGCGGGGCAGGGACTCATCCCAGTGCCTACGATTCCACCAAACGGGTCCAACCTCGGGACTCGGGTCGGGTCTACGGGCCAACATCCCAACCTCTTGTGCTCCATGGCGGGGCCGAGATGTTGGCTTTCTTTGGGGATCAATATGGTTATAACGCTTCTATGAACAAGGGGGTGGTGAAACCCAATCGCACCAGAGCGTATGGGGTTCTCTCCCCGAGTGCCCGAACGGTTGTCCCCCTCGAATTCTTGGAAACCTCTGGTTGGTACAACTTCCAACGGACCTTCTATGTGTCTTCCGCCATGCGTGGAACCCAATTCATGTCCGGTGAGTTCCAACTGGCTTTGTCCCTGAATGACATGCCACGTTCGGCATCTATCGTGGCCAATCCAGATGGAACGATGTCCATCGTTCCATCTGAAGAACATACTTCGTTGGTGTACGTCCGAGTCGCTTCTTGCACCAAGAACGTGGCTAACCAGAACCCAAGGTTCAAATACGATTTCACTACTTTGGCCAGTGCCCCATCTCCGACATCTCTGGTGTGGCGGGTGGCAACCACTGTTCCGGCTAACTCGGTGAGTCCTTTCTCGGCCCCCGCCAGGGTTCTTTTCCCAAACGCTAACACGGTCAAATATTTCGAAGCGGTTCAGACGGCATTGATTATCCTGGCTTTGTGCCGCCCCGATTTTCAAACCCTGGCTGAGATCCTGCCAAACCTCCCGCAAGAAACTCGGGATCTTATTGAACATAACAAGCTCATCCTTCGGGACATTGCCGCGAAACCCTGTGGTTTGGAGACCTTCCAGCATCTCGTAGGGTTCGTGTTCAAGGATCCGGCCAAAGAGTATGCTGCCAAAGGAGTGTTTCCCCTCGAGTTCCGCCAACATGTTTTCGACAAGACGCAACAATTGGTCTATGACTTGTATGACAAAACGGGCCCAATGCCCGATGTTGAACGGTCTGTGGTTCTTCGCACGGAGAAACTCCGTTGCGTGAAAATGTCGGAGTTATCGGTGGATGTTCCCTCGAACTTGAGGGACTACACTCTTCTTCAGATGTTCAATACCTCACAAGGGGGCCAGGTCCTGGATAGTGGGTTTGCCCTCAATCGGTATTCTATGGGCGTCCCCGAGGACATCTCGGACCAACTCCTGGATCAAGCCGGGGTTTACCAGATGCGGACTCCGCAATTCATGGAAGCCCCCATGAATCCCACTGACGATTCGACTTTTGATGTGGGAGAACGATATTTCCCCACGGATGCGGCCTATCAAACCGCTTTAGAAGCGGCAGGTCCGGGACTCAAGATCATCTATGAGCATGCCCAACGTGATCCCGCTGGGGGATGGATTGTTCCATCCGAGTATCTGCCTTTCCTCGATCGGATCAGTCGGGGTGGGATGCAAGGCTCTGCCGATGATGATGCTCCCGTGTTCTACATCAATCGAAGCGGGCTCAACGAAGGATTCACTCCGGTCCCTTCCAAACGGGCCGTGTTGTTTGCCCGGGGGATGCTGACAGACTATCGAGGGGGTCAACTCCTGTCCGAAGCTTTGTTCGCCCTGAGTGCTGCCGGTTCTGTTGTGAACCGGTCCCCAAAGGACGGTGAATGGCTTGCCTATCGGTTCATGGATTCACTCGTAGGTATCGAAGATTTCCTTTGGGCTTTGGAGAACTGGTTGCAATCCATCAAGAATGCTATTCAGTCTATCATAGACACGATCAGGAAGTACATCGAGTACCTCGAAGCCCGCATCATCGAGATGCAACAGTTCATCCGGAGGATCAATGACCTCATTCAATCGATTCTTCAGAACATCTTTGTGATACCCAAATGTTCCGCCATGATGTTGTATTCCAATGGAACGGGGGGAATGCTTGCCGATTTCGTGGCGGCCAAAAACAAGCCTGCTGATTCCCCATTGGCTTTTGGAGCGGGTGTGGGGGTGGTATTCCCGATTCCGCTCATTGGTTTGATTGGGGACATTCTCATGGCTCTGTTCAACACGGATGCGGAGGCGCCGGATGGCATCGCTGGACCTTTGCCGCCTCCGGCGGTCATCCCGAATCCACCCCAACCGATTGATCCGGTGGAACCTGATGTTTTGTGAGGTGCTGGCATGACTTTCGACAAGATGAGTGTTTGGCCCACGGGCTATTTTCGATCCACCACCTCGTGGTTGTTGCAAGCACGTCGGGATGTTCCCAAACGTTTGGCTGTGATCAATGCTGAAATTCAAAGGATTGGATTCGTGACCGTGACCTATCGGACTCAGTCCCAAGGGGATAGCGTCATGGCTACCGAAGAACGGGTTGGGATATCGGTGACTCATGGGTCCTCTCTGGGACGATTACTCCAAGCGTACATTGCTCAGGGGGGGAATCCTTTCGACATCTCTCCATTTTCACATTTGAAAGGACGCCAGATTGTCAGTGTCGATGCGGACGGCAACCAGACCATTTCGGACACCTATCCCAACGGTGGAGTGGTAGCTCCCATCTCCGTCAATTACAATGACCCTCTCCCAATCAGAGGCGAAGACACCGGATTCGGGACCTATCGAGGAGGTTACCTGAAGACAGATCGGTATTTCCCGCCGAGGCAGGGGGGAAAAATGGATCGGGGCAGTACGGACTCCGACATTGTGGTTCGGACCATGCAGCAGATTCGGGGGTGGGCCAACCAGGATATCAAAGAACGTTTGCAAAACATTGAATGGCGAATCATCAAACTATGTGACCTTCGGGAACAACTAGAAAAAGAGCGGGATGAAATCCTGGTTCAAGCCTTGGGTGGGGGTTCAGTTATAGAAGTCGGGCAGTTGGATCCGGTTCGATTCAATCCTGGGTTGCAGATTCAAGTGCTCATCCAAGACATGAATCAAATCCTGTTTGAGATGGCCGAAGATGGTTCGGTTCCTTCGTATGGACAGCCCAATGCAACTTTGAATTTCCTCGGGTTCACTTTCCGAGATGCAGTGTCAGAAGTAGCTCGAGATGCCATGGGATGTTGATTCGGTGCTTTGTCAATAGTCTGACCCTGAGGGGAGGTTTGCGCTGTGTCCCAGGATGTTCGACTCGGTTGGCCATGTCCGCATCAGACTCTGGAAGAGGTGGTGCATCTCGACCAGGACAGAAGAAGCCTTTACACTCGTCAACCCATTGGTGGCGTTGGGACGGTACGAATCACGGTCAATGATGAACTGCTGATCCCCCAAGGGGGTTTGTTCTCTCCGGCCCAACTGTACGGTGCTCTATCTGGACCTTTCGAACTTGTAGAAGATGAAGATATCCTGACCGTGACTACCTCGGCCGGCACGGATTCTATTTCGTTTCAGATTCGGGGCATCGTGAGGCTGAGTTCTTCTGACGTTCTCCAGCGCATCCGGGCGGGGATCTCAACGTCCAAGGCCAACATGGAGACGGAAAATGGGCATCTCCTGTTCACGGACACCACGGCCATAGGACCCGATGCATTTGTGCAGATTGGGGGAACGGCCGCCGCGGCATTGGGGTTCGGAAATGGTTATCAGCAGGTCACCCACGGCAAAATGGTCTATCCTGGTTGGGGTGTCTATGATAGGCCCATCGAAAGTAAAATCGATGCCCAAAGTGTGTTCCGGTATCCCAAATTTGCTTTGCCGGTGCGTACCAATCCGGTTTTCAAGGTCTCTTATACGGTTCCCCCCAATCGGTGTCTCCGATGCCGTGGGGGTTACGTCGAGAATGATCTGAGGCTTGACCCCACAGGTCAGACCATCATGGTTCAGAATGAAGACCTTCTCTACCAAGCGGCTTTGAAGATCATACTGACGGACAGGGGCAGCAATCCTTACCAGCCCTGGTATGGGACTCAATTGAGATCCCGCATCGGATCAAAGATCCTGGCAGGTGCTGCCGCAATGATCAGTGAAGATGTCCGTCAGGCCCTGGCCCGGTTTCAATCGTTGCAAGAAGCCCAGTCCAAGTACCAGAAGGTTACTTACAAAGAACGGCTGTACACGGTTCTGAGCGTGAATGTGAAACCTCATGTACAGAATCTGACTGCTTTCACTGTCGAAATTGTTGTCCAGAACGCATCCGGAGAGCCGGTTAATCTGACAACAGTGTTTACAGTTCCCGGTGTTGTAGCATTGATGGGTTCCAATGGATTGGCCTTGGGAACCCAATGGGCCGGAGTGGTGAAGTAAATGGCAATGTCCCCCCAAATTCTCGGACCCGATGGTCAGTACCGAACAACCTTTGCATATTCTACTGACACGGCCGATCAGTTTTTCTCGGGGCGATGTGACCCGGACACAGCAGATATGCAGATTGCGCTGCGAAGTGACGATTTTCAGTCTGATCCGGATCTTGTAACTTTTGAGGGTGAGACCTTCATCATCCCCAATCCCGCTGTATACCCTGATGGAATCACCCTTCTCCCCGGGTCCAATCTGATTCAAGTGCGTTCGGTATTGTCCAATGGGGACAGCACTTCACCGGCCAGTTTGGATATCACGCTGTCTCTTGAACGTGATGTCAAATCGGGTGTTCTTGCCCCCACAGATGTCTCTGTGGAACGAATGGATCGCACGGTAAAGATTGCTGTCCGTGGCGGAACTGATCCTGCCATCATGGGGTACAACGTTTATGGTTCTGCGGCCCCTGGCGGGGGTCTAACCGGGTACAAACGAATCAACCCTTCCCTGATAACAGCCGGGGCAACAGAAGATGCCACCAGCACTCTTGGGGAAATGACCGCCGACGCTGTTGTGGCAACCAATCCGGATGGGACCCCGATAGCGGATCCAACGTACCTTCAGGTTCTAGGGGTGGAAACCAGTCGTCCCGTTGCTTCAGATCTTCTTGGGGACACTCTTAGCATTCCCGAAGTAATCAAGACCGATTACCACCAGGTGATAGTCATTCCCGATACTACGAGCCGAGTACGGACTATTTTGACTGTCGAATCTGTAGATACAGTGCAAATCTATTCGTTTGTCCATGACCGGAGATCTGTCGCCACGTCATCTCTGAACCCGGCCATTCCCAACTCTGAGTTCTTGACCCTGGCGGATTCGGACCCCATTTATTATGTTGTCACTGCGTTGTATCTGATTGACAACCAACAGTATGAATCCCCATATTCGCCCGAATTGGCAGCTGCACCATTGGTGGTGACTCCGGTCATTGCATCTCTTCCTTCGGTGTCGCATGCCCAGATCGTACAAGACTTCTCGTTGTCCATTTTCCGGACACATCCTGAGGCGGGGATTGCACCAGGATCATTTCTTCGAGACACCACGATTGATCCATTTGCCACCGAAGCTGAACGCATCCGATTCATTGTTGGGTTTGTGCAGAACTGTCAATCGTTCGCCACTCTTCTGGCAATCGATGATCCGGGATATACGGGGACATCGGTTCCGGTGGCTCAATCCCCTTATAAACAAGCTATCAAACAGGCTTTTTATCTTCAATCGGATCAGGATGTTCAGAACATCATTGACAATGCTTTCGACCGATTGGCTTCATCTAGGGGTCAGACTCGGTCTTCAGGTAAACGTTCTCGGGGAGAAGTGACCATCTATACGATTTTCCGGCCTACAACCACCTACAACATTCCTATCGGGACTGCCATGACAGGTGGTGGAATCACTATTCGTAGTACCTCCACGGGACAGATTACATCGACAGGGGCCGGGAGTTCTTACAATCCGGCAACGGGTCGGTATATGACCCGGGTTTTCGTACAAGCAGATCAACCCGGAACTGCTGGAAATGTGGCAGAAGGTCAAATCCGAACCTTGATGAACGGTTCGGCGGGGCTCCAGGTAATCAATGAAACCAAACTCTATGGGGGATACAACGCCGAAAGCAATCGGGACCTGGCTGTTCGATGTGATCGAATCATCGCTTCGGTTGATTCAGGTACGGCCGAGGGCCTGTACCAACGAGCGATTGGGGTGCCCGGTGTTCGGGAGGTCAATATTGTTGGGGCTGGTAATTCATTGATGATGCGCGACCTCGATGCTACCGGTCGGCATACCGGAGGCAAAGTCGATATCTGGCTCCGAGGAGACAACCTTGCTCGGATTACAGACAGGTTTGCTTTCTCGTTTGAATTGGTGATCAACGGGCAATTCGAGCCCGTGGGCTCACTGAACGATTTGCGTTTCCGGGTCATCAATGAATCGGTGACCGAATCCAACCCCATCATTCAGATGATAGAGAACGCGGCGTGGGGTTACGTGTTCAAAGATCTCGATACTGGTAAGGTGTTCGATCTTACTGATGTGCTGATTGAAAGTCCGGATACCATCGTGTTGTCTCCGGATTACAACACTCCCGCGAGTGTCAGTCTGACAGATCGTTTTGTCGGAACTTACAGGTTCCGCACAAGTGACAAGCATGTTTTCGCGCGGCAACCGGTGGATTCAATCGTGTCCTTGGTGGGAGACCAATCTGGTGTCATTCTGTCAAGCGACTATGCTTTGTACCCCGGGAGTGTCCCCCTTGAGTTAGGCCGTTCAATCGAAGCCGGGGACTATCTTCAGGTTTCCACGGATGCCACGATTCCGTCTTCTGAGGCCCTGTCCACTCCTTCTACGGGAGAATCCCACACACTCATAGACCGAACAGAATACCTCAACAATTTGGGGATCAATCCCATTACGGTCAGGGTGTGGGACACCCAACGGGTTACCGAATATTACGGTCCCTACTATCCCACAAGTTCTCCTGATTTCAGTTTCATCCCCGAGATGGGGGAAACGCCTCTGGCTTTGTATCTCACTGCGGGGTCACGTCTTGAAGCAGGTATGACGGTATTGGTGGATTACGAATACGATGAGAACTTCACTGTAACCTACGTCACTGATTCGATGGTGAGCAGTGTTCAGAACGCCATGGATCCTCATCTTCATGTTACGGCCGATATCTTGTCGAAAGATGCCTTGGCGACGGGGATAGATCTCGAAGCCACTATCGTTTTGCAACCGGGATACACCCAATCCTCTGTGGATGGGCCGGTTCGTACTGCTCTGGCTCGTTTTTTTGGTTCTTTGAAGTTGGGTCAGGCTTTGAGACAATCCGATGTCGTGGGCGTGATCGAATCAGTGATGGGTGTCTCCTATGTGGTAATTCCTATCATACGGATGACCAAAACCGATGGTTCTATGGTTCTCCGTGAGGATATTGTTACAACCAATGCTAAAACGGACTACACTTTTATTGAACCCTGGTCCACGGTCGCTGTAGATGTCTATCTCTTAACCAACCCCCTGAGTTATGGAACTGTGGGCGGGGGTGGGAATCTGAATGACTCCAAAGGGGTTTTTGTCACCACTTTGGACCCCAACCTGGTGCCTCATACGATTGACTTGGAATGCTACTCGGCACCCCCAAATCCCAACGGGATTCCCATCAGGGAAGTGTCCAATGCGGCTTTCATCATTGGAAATGAAGGACTGTGGATTCCCGGATACAGCGACGACGACACACTCAAACAGAGATATCCTTTTGCAACGGATGAAGAACGTTCTTTGCATCGGGTGCAGATAACCGCAAATCGGGTTTTGGTGGCGTTGCCCAAAGGCACAGTGCCCAGCGAAGGTACTTATCAGTTAACCTATGTGGTTTATGGTGATTCCGGGGTCAAGAACATTGAACCCAGTGCGGTGGAATATCTTGAGTTGGGCACCTTGAACTTCGTGTATGACGAAGATCGTTGTGGCAGGAGGGTTTGACTGTGATCGCAGATCCCAAGGATATCCTGCCAGGAATGGACCCTCAAAATCCAGCCCCATTCACGGCCAAGACCCAGGATCATATGACGGCTGTCAGGTCTCAGGTGGACCGTATCGTGGCCGAGCTCATGCGGGTTCTCCCTTCCAACTATGTGTCCCAGACGACAGGACCTTTCTACACCATGGAATTCCAGGCGGCCGCTGAGCAATTGGCAGAATTTCAAATCACGGCCCAAGAACTGTTGGCGGATTGGTCTACCGATTTCACTAGGTCTGAAGTTTTGTTCCAAATTTTGGGGGCGTTGGTCTTTCCCAATGCCACAACCGCAGACGGATGGCCCCAAATCAGCGGTGACGTGTCCTACAGAACTTTCCTGCAACGAATGGTAACCTTGCTCCTCCAAGGATCAACCAAAGACTCAGTGAAAGGGGGGGTGGAGGCACTGACCAACGCCACGGTAGAAATCATTGAACGGGCGTTGGCTGCTCGACAGATGAAAACAGGATGCGCTTGGGGGCCCGCGGATCAATTTACTTTCGAGATTAATGTCAGTGACCAGCGGCCACTCGAAGTTACGGGGGAAACGCATACCTTCACTGGATATACGGAATCCTTGAATTATCTGGGGATTGATGCCCAAACTGTTCAGGTATTCAGCCTAGACAGGTCTATTCGTTATTACGGTCCTTCCGACTTTGGGGTCACCCAGGATTTTGATTTGATCTCGGAGATGGGTTCGACTCCGTTGATGTTGGAACTTACCCCCGAATCTCGTCTTGTGATTGGTTCTTCTGTCCTGGTCGATTACATTAGGCACATCCCCAGCTTTCCTGCTAACCCATTCACATTACAACACAATGTTCAGATTGTTTTGCGGGCATTGAGACCTGCACACACTTTGTACGACTATCGGTATCTTTTCCGTGAGATCATGTCCTCTTTGATTCAAGCTGATGTGCAAGTCTGGGACATGTCCCGGTTTGAGTACGAGGACTCCCGTAGGTATTGGCTGGGGGTATATGCCATTACGGGTTCCGATGGGGTGACTCTTTCTGACAGGTCCCTTTTCAGGGATTACTCTCGAGATTTCAGTGCCGTACCTACGGGGGCGACACTCAGTGTCTTGACGGGGGCCAATCAAGGGGAATATCAGGTGCAAGAAGTCCGAGTATTCCCGGTGGGGGATGACCCAACCCCAAGATTGTATACAACTATTCCGACCGGGTTGACGGGGTATGCCACGGTGCTGGGTTCAGATGTGTTTGACATCGATCCCACACATGATTTCTCGGCCATTGAAGAAAATGAGATCCTGGTATTTCATACCGGACCCAATGCTGGGAGCTATCGGATCAGCGTTCTTTTGGGTCTAAATGGTGGTGTGGTGGGCCAGTTCTCTCCTCCACCGGGGTCCCAATACACGAGTGTTCGATTGTCGGCTTCTCTGTTGCGGGTGAAGGGCTGGATGTCTTCGGCTGCCCGTAATCAAGAGTACCGGGTCACGGTAGACCGATTGGGGGTTCAAAGTCCCAATCATGAAAATGAAGATGCCAGTGCTTTTTTTTGTAGGTGATTCCCAATGGGTTTGATCATTGTGCCCATCAATGCTGAGACACTGCAAGTGATTTTCTCGGGAGTTCCAGACCCCGCCGTAGCGAATGTTTCAAATTGGTTCTTTGCTCCTACTACATACTATCCAGTACCTCTTACGGCACTCTCGGTGACTTACCCTTATGCGGGAGATCTTCTTCAAGCTCAGGTGACTGTTCAGGGAATGACCAGTATTTGGTATCAGGGCCAAGTAACAACTCCCGGACCGGTCATTTGGGATGACATTTTCATGGGCCTGGGGGATTTGGCCCAGGATGTTTTTTGGACTCGTAAAGGGCCTTTGGTGAAAGATTGGGGGGATGAAACCCCTGCCACTGTCAAGGATGTTCATGTTTATGTGGGAATATCCCAAACCGAAGTCGAAATCACTGATGTCAATCCTTACACCGGGCGTGTTCAGACGGCCATTCCTATTCCATTGTTGCCATCGGGGGATCCGAACGGTCTGGTCACAGTAGATTACCGATGGATAGCCACCCCGATTATGGAACTGTCTGGTCTCAATACAGAGGGGTTGGTTCTCAATAAATGGGATAGGTCAGGTCGAGCAGCAAGGTCCGGGCAATTCCCCATGGCGGTTGTATTGCCTCAAAGGCATCGCCCGGATCCTCTGTTGATCGGATGGAGATTTATGGGGTTCGAGCGGGCAGCTTCAGCCTTGCTGAATGCCCCCACTACTTTGACTTTGAATCAGAATCCGGCCGCAGACTGCGTGCCCGTATTTACTCGTAACCAACTTAGTAGTTCAGGGTCTTTTGAAGCTACTTCGGCACCCGCTGACGCTAATTCTCCTTGGATTCTTACGGGATTGGATTCCGGGTACCCGGTTTTGTCTGGTGAATTTGTAGGGACTTATGTCCTGGAAGATGCCCATTCGGGCATTTATGATCCTGAAGGGACCAACCTTTTCATCGCTAAGTACACCCAACCCGTACAACTGCATGATCTCGATCCCGAAGGTGTTTCGGGATATCTTACTGTCAGATTTGAAATCCTGGACTATGAACTCGATGGGGTATTTACCGGGATTGGATTTGGACTGTGCGGCAATGCCAAATTCGGTTTGATTGGGGCAGTCCTAATCAATGGTCTTCAACATATAGGTTGGTTGACTGACATTGCCCGGCCCGATCTCGAAACATCCTGGATTTTGGGTCCTCAAGTCCAGGGAACGATTTTGACCCCCACGTCTCCGGAATTCTCCAACAATCGTGTCAGTGTTACGACCTCCGAAATCCCAGTCGGATTGTCTTCCGGTAGTCGTTTTCAGATATTGGATGGGGTCCAAAGTGGTGTATACACGATCATTTCTGCAACGGGGCATACTGATCGGACCACCACACTGCTGGTAACACCAGATTTTTCTACTCGGCCGGGTTTGGTTGGGACCAAGTATCCCCTTTTGGTATTCGAGACCCCGTGGCAGGGAACACCTTCCACGTATCGACTAGCTATCGACCCGGATGATCAGGCTGTAACTTTGTGGATGGCCGGTTCGGTATCCATGCCCGGTGGGCGGCCCATTCTGAACATGGAAGCAGACGCTGCGTGGGTGCTTCAGGCGGAAGATTCACCTGTTTTCGGAATGTCTGAAGATGGGGTCTTCTGGGGTTCCCTATCATTTGCTGCCACCAACAACAGTCGGTGGTCTTTTGTTCGTTACCATATCGTCCCCCATGTTCCTCGATTTCGAGCTGTCAGTTTGAATCGGAATGCTCTGAATGTAACTGATTCCGTTTTGGATGATGGATTTGCTTGGTTTGCCCGTTTCGGATATTCATGGTGGAAAGCATCGGATTTGGTCATACAAAGTTCGGGGTCAACATATCTTAATGGCTTCAATTCCCCCTCCACTTTCACGGCGGAGCTACCCGAGATTTTTCTCGACCGGCAAACCAATTTTGATTTGACAACGGAATTCATTCAGGAATTCACCAGTCTAGGATGTTCCCCTATCATAGAGTTTGCAGATCCTGAACGGTTGATGTGGTTCGGGACCTTAAGTTATGTTGCCAAAGTGTCGCCCGGATTGGATTATCGGAGGTTGGTGTCCCCACCCAGCGCGAGTATGGAAGGGTTTGCTCTTCCTACGGATGCCGGGGGTTGGTTTGCGATGCCAGCCACGTTGACATCTGGGATAACTATCACTCAGTTGAATGGGCAAGAAATCAGTTATACGGGAGACATTGACGATCCCGAAGCTATCAACCCCAACTCTCCTGTTGGACGTGTGTTTTTTGCGGTTTTGCAAGTGACCGCTGTCATTTCTGGAGAAGATGCGTTAGCACCCTTCTATTTTGGGGCTGATGTGGGTCGGGATGCCCATCTGAGGGTGCGATTCAAGGATGCTTTAGAATCATCCGAACGCAAAATCATGTTGACCACATTATCGGACACGCCTGTTCAAGAGGTGCTATTCGATTGGAATGATTCAGCGGCCCACACCTATCAATTGGTAGCCAATGGTACGGGGGCCATTCGATTGACTGTAGATGGTGAACCACTGGGATCAGCGGTTCAAGCGGAAACGTGTCCTGGCCATCGGGGCGATTTTCTTCATGACCGCTACGAGTATGGAACGTTTGCCATTCGGGGAAGCAAGAGTGTTACCATCTGGGATGACATCGGATATGAAACCACATCCCCTGTAGATCCTTTGGGTCCTGATGTCAGGATTACCCAATCCGAAAATCAACGTTTGGTGTACCGAGCATTTGTTCACGGATCCTACAATGATGTTGTAGATGACGGCGGACGGGTTTTGACTGCCCGTTTGGCCATAACAGATGCAGAATTGGTGGCTGATCTGACCAGTGTGTTTGTGGCGGCAGATGTGCATCCTGTATCAGGGCATGTTCAGATTCGGTTTGGTGGTTCAACCAATCCCCACGTGGACCTGACTGACATCACTGGAATAGTGGCCGGTTCCTATTCTTTTGATTGGACAGATGGGGAACCCCATACCTATCAGGTCAAGGTCACAAATCTGGGGGTGGTGAGCCTACTGATTGACGATAACCTACAGATTCCCACCCTAACTTTGGCTTCTTTCCCCGGACGGGCCAGTCCAACAACTGAAGATGTGTGTGATTTTGGAACTTTGGGGGATCCCAGTTGGACTAGCATTTCTTTATGGCAGTTCGTGAATCTGATTACCCTGCCCGGATCAGAAGTGCTCAAAACCGTAGGAATCTATCGAGGTAACACTTTTGATACATTGATGGATATTGATTGTTGGGAGTTGCCTCGTGCAGATAGTTCTACTGCAGCCAATTCCTCGGATGACATCTCGGTAGATATCCGGGAGGTGGATTGGTCAGTCCGTCAAGATTATCGGATCCTCCGAACACCCGAATGGGGTGTGACGGTTTTCATTCCGTCTTTGGGTTCTGCTCCTTGGCATGTTGGAAAACGGCAAGGATGGGTCAATCCTAAATCAGAACCATCTGCTGGATGGATCAATGTCGAATACGAGGACCTGTTACCTAATTGGGATCAGATACCGAGTCATGTGAGATTTGGATCCTCCGAAACGGCTCTACAACGGTGGTCTCAATTTAGGTACCGGTTGTTCCGGCCACAGGATCCTGATCTCATTGCGCCTCCCAGTATGGTGCTGAATCGTGGGAACATGTTGACCAGTGGTGATCTGGGCAAAGACACATCATTGGAGATCGTGGCTATCCAATCTTTGGACACACGCCGAGTTACTCTCAAATCCACGCACATTTATGCTCAATCGGTGTACAAGATCATCGACGGAACTAAGATCATCACTCGAGAATCATGGGATTTTGACAAAAAAGCCCAATTGATTACGCTCAAAGATCCCATCTATCAGCCCACTGGGGGTACGGCGGAGTTCTCATCAGAGCATGCAAATCTCACTGTGGTTTTCATTCCCGGCTTGCCCGTCACTGAGACCTACCTGACCAATCAGGCCCTGCTTGAAAGCGCCCTGCTACTCAATGAAAGAACTCCTCCGTTCCAGAAGGACCAGTTTGGTAAATCCGTTTTGACAGTGAAGGAAATTGTCACCGCCACGGATGTCACTCATGTTGATTTGACCCCCACGGGCAATCCGGCATCCCAGGTTATCCGTATCGAAGACGGAGCTCAGATCTTTGTCTCTGCAGATTACCAAGCGACATTTGCACCGCCGGTACAACCCCCTGTTCCTGCCGATTTCACGTTTGATCCGGGAACGCAAATCGTGACTTTGGCCTCTGGGAGGTCGTTCTCCGACCCGGCCGCTTCATTGATGGTGTGGTACACGCCCGTAGCTATCAATGTTGAGAACGGAGACCCGACAGCGGCCCACATAGATCCTCCGGGAACTCGTTTCCGGGATTTGAAGTTTATCACCGTGGACAATGATGGGGACACCGATCTTATCACCACTGTGAGCGACTGCACACTGCCTTTGGGGCAATCCGGGTTCATTCCCGGTGAAGGTGGGGATCCTGTCTACAGTCTCACCGGGACGGGAGATCCGTTGGGAGCCGCTCATCCCTATGACGGACTTCGGGATACCAAAACTACTGTCGGGGCACCCGTGGGAAGTCTGGTGTTTGAGTATCGCGGGTCTCTGTTCAACGAACAGAACCCAATTGTAGAGACGGCTCGGGTGACTTTCGATCTCATGAAGCCGGACGGCACTCCGATTACTCGATGGGAACGTTTGGATAACCGACCCATCCAACAACTTGTTTCAGGCGTCTTCTTGTTTGCATCCGGAGGTTCGACAGATGGGGGTTTCCTGAACGATGCTGCTCTGTATTGACGGTAAAGTCTCCTCCGGTAAAAGCCCTATCCGTCTGAGAAGGTAGGGCATCCGGTCTTTTTGTTGTTGGAGGCCCCTACAATGCGTTTTGCCGAAAAGATCAAGGCCCCGACGGGGGATCGTCCCCAATTTGCATTCCAGCAGATGTACTATGAGTCCATTCGGGACCGGGCCAAAGGATCTGTGGTACTGCATCTCACTTGGCCTGATGGAACTGTCATTGACCATCGCGAAGTCCCAAACATTATTGTGTACGACTGTGGCGTTCTGGTCGGGCGATTGTTAAAGAACTCACTGGTGCCGGTCCTCGCCCGGTCTAACGGAATCAACATGTTGGCCGTCGGTACGGGAGCATTGGGGGATCTTCTCAATCCGGATGCTCCGAAACCCGGACAACGCAAGCTCAATCATGAATTGGCCCGAAAAGCCGTTACTGCTCAGTATCGTACTGATGGTGGAATAGCGGTTTCATACCCAACCCATATTGTTGATTTCACGGTAACGTTTGGGGAAAGTGAAGCCAATGGCCCTTTGAATGAGATGGGATTGCTGAGCGCCTATGACCTCTCCGAAACCACGGACGCCAACACGATCAACAATGGTCCGGATGATTACGACCCGACCATCGATGTGACAAACAAGGATTTGTTCCTGAATTATCTATGCTATCCAGTTTGTACCAAACCTGTGGGTTCTATCCTGGCGATCACTTGGAGAGTTACGGTCTAGTACATGACTGACATCGACACTCGATGGGGAAAGGTTGCTTTCGATACCGTGACTTATAAGATTACTGTTCCAAGTAGTATGCAGAACAAATTCGAGCATTTCCTATCATTGTTGGTTCGCAATGGGGGGCATTCCGGTACTTTCGGTTTGCATTTCGATGGCGATGGGATGGATGGGCTCGAGGTCGAACCGGGGATCCTCAGGTTTCCAGGTGTAGGTGCAATCGGAGGTTCCGGATCAGATTTCGAGATTGCTACCGGAGAAGGTTACACCGGGTTTTTCCGGGATGTTACCCGGGATCACCCCGGAGGGGAACTGGTTAAAATACCAGCCCAAGATGCAGATAAGAGGTAATCCGTGGGCACGAAGGACCTGGATAGACTCTATGGTGCTTTGAACGATCCGGCGGCAGTCATTCAGACTCCGAATACGGTTTCCCGTAATATCAAAGTGGGGGACCGGGCTTTTGCTACAACTGTTCAGGAGAGTGGCAAGGTCATTCTCGATGCCGAACTCCAACTGCATCAAGATTCGATTTGGTGGGAAAATCTGTTACTCAAAGGATGGCAAATTCCTTCGGGGTGGCTACGAGGACAGAATCGGAATGGGCCGCATACGAATTTCATTTACACGGCACCTCTCGGATTCGATGATTCTTCAGGTCGGATTCCGGTCCCGATTCAACCAGATGGGACACTCCTGAATGCCCTCATCATGCCCCGTGTTGAAGCCGTGGTTGCGGGGCACCCGGTTGTTGTGGAATACACCAACACCACCACGGAAGGCGGCAACCTCATCCTCTTCGAGGACCCGCCCAGTCCGGCAGATGACCCACCCGTGATCAAACGGACGGATTTCGTATTTCTCGAGGTCTGGCTCGCTCTCGTGGCCCCAAGTCCACGGGCCAGGGGAACCGTCGTTATCAATGATTCCACGAAAATCGTTCCGGGGGTTGATCAAGTTCTTATCGGGGGTGTTCCCCTGACCGCATCCCTACTGCCCGGCCCTGGTTTGTTTGTTGTGGTGGCGGGGGATAATGCCGCGACGGCTACGAACCTCGCCGCTGCGATTACTGCGACCCTTCCTTTGGTTGCAACGGGATCTTCCTCGGGCAATGTGGTCACAGTAGTAGCCACACCTCCCGGGGTAGCCGGCAACGCTATCACACTGGCAACAGTCGTTACGGAGCCTTTGAGCATCACGGTTTCTGGTCCTAACCTGACTGGTGGGATAGACTACTTCAATAAACCAGATCAGTCTACGTTGTATCGGCATGGAAACGTGTTGTCGCCTCTTATGGTAGCACTCCCCGACGAGTTTTTGGATGCCAGGCTTCTTTCGGAAACCAGTCAGAGGATCCAAGTCCAATACCGGATTCGGGTCACGGGGGCGACTGAGGCGGTCAATTACAAGACCCATCCGGACGGGTTCTCCTCCGCGGGAGTTTTGGCACAAGGAGCAGGACCAACGCCCGTGGTGGACTATCCCTTCGTGCCAGCGGACAGAGCATCCATCCGGAACAATTCATCGGCTGTTGCTTACGGCATGGCGGATGATGGTTTGTGGATTGCTGGGGATGGCAGTTCGACTTCGGCCCAGGCTCTCGGGACAGTCGATGGCTATGCTTATGCCATACCCCTTGCTTTCGTGTTCCGGCACAATGATGCTGGGTTGTCTTCTCCCCGAGGTTTCGACCCGGCCGCGAATGCCAATGGTGCATTGAGTTATCTGCACCCCGATTACCTGGTCTTTCCTTATTGTGCCACTGGTCCCGTACCTGCCGGATTATCCGACCGACCCGACAAGGAATTCTGTGACGTGATTGGTCTCAGTCGAGTAATGGATCTTCGGAGGCATGTGGTATTCCCCGGTGTGGACTTGGCCGGGGAGGTGGCTTTTCAAATCCAATCCCTTCTCGACGGGTCTCTCAAAACCTGGTCTGTGGATACGGCTGACCAACAATGGCTGGGGGATGAATCGGGGGATGTCTCTCCAACGTTTCTGATTTGCGATGAAATCGGACGGACTGCTGCCAAAGAAGGGGCCGACCCCATCTCGGGGGATACCAAACGCGGAGTCTGTATCCGTAATTTCGACCACATTGCTCGGAGATTTGCAGACCAGCCTGTGGTGGAACGGGTTGTGTTCTCTTTCTATCCCGGAGATCGTCAGGTAGCCCCTCCGGTTGCACCGGGATTGGTGAATCCCGGCAAGTATGTTGTGAAGAATCCGTTAGACCCGGGAATAGGCGATGCCTGGTATGAAGATGACGTTCTTCATTTGGACTTGGCCAACCTGGATGCCACGGGGCAAAGCTGTCTGTTTGATGGTCGGGACGGTGGAACCTCGGGAGTCGGTCTCGCTGGAACCTCTGTGGTTTACTTTGCCCCTCCTGGGACAACAATCACGGATGTTCTGTCCGCTTATCATGATGATGGGCATTCCGTAGTCCCCATTGATCAGCAGGTGCAAGTCAAGTTGATTCAAGGACTGGGGACATCACATCTGACTGTGACTTTGGATGCCAATGATCAGACAGCCAATAATGGTGGTGTTCCAGCAATAAATCATCCGGTAATTGGCTATGACATCATCAACCAAGGATCACAAAGACGCATTTTCCTCGAAGTTGAAATCACCTATCCCATTGGGGTGGGTGCAACCCATAC